ATAAATTCCCCGATTGTTTCCAGATGGAGCGAATGTTTCAGAGTAGTATCCTCTAATCCCTACCAGCGCAACACGATCTTCAATTCCCGCACGGATAACCATTGCAAGGGTTTTTTCCTTCGCCTGCTGCGGTCTGGAATTAGGAACCATTACCCTTTACGAACTACATTGATAAGTCCTACGAGGCCGAGTCCTGCTACAATAATGGACTCTTGAAGTTCTGGCTCAAGTTTAACTCCGATTGCTGTAGCGATCAGAATCAATCCGCGCCATGTGCTGTTCTCTGATAGTCGTTCTAGTAGTATATTTACGATTTTCATTTTTTTGTTCCTTTCGGTTCGGGTAGTTCATAAGTGAACATCCCATAGTCTGTCTTCAGCGAAATTCCAATCGTCTCACAACCTGTCATAAATGCAAGCGTAAGGAATGCGAATGAGATTACAATCATTACAAGTGCAATTTTTTTTGGTTTCATTTGTTTTTATTCCAGTTACGAACGATAACAATAAGCGATCCAATTCCAACTGCGATACCAACAAGAAGAGAAACGATGCGTAGCCATGCCTCAACTTCTGGAAGCAATGAAATTCCAACAGATGTTGCCGTAGCAAGAACTCCTGCCATGCCTGCGTTAAATGAGTGTGTATCCATCATTCTTGTTCTTCTATGCGTTGAGTAGTCAATTTCACTTTCAAGTCTAATCTCTATATTTTCTGGAAGCTCAAATGGAGTTACGCCATCTCATAGGATTACATTTTCAATGTATCCTTCGTCCTTGTTAATTAAAACATATCGTTGAGACATATTAGAAGTAAGTTGTTACGATGACAATTCCAGCAATTCCATCTCCGCCAGCACCAGAGTTGCCAACACCATCAGTTGCCGCCCCGCCACCTCCACCTCCACCGCCGTAGAGTCCACCCGCTGCGCCAGACACTCCATTTCCTGTTGTAGATCCATTTCCTCCACCGCCACCTTGACCAAGTGCAGTTATCAAACCATGTGGAGTTGGTGAAGATGGAGATGACCCTCCACCTGCTGCACCTTGGTTAGTTGCGTTAACAAATCCACCGTTTGATGCGTTAAATGTTGTGTTGTCTGCCTTAATTCCGCCGCCGCCGCCACCCCCAGAAATAAATGTTGCTCCGACAGCATTTGTAGATGACGATGACCCGCCGCCAGTTCCGCCAGCACCGCCAGTAAATTGTCCTGTTCCACCAACACCACCTGCGGCAGTTGTTGCAGTTCCACCATTCCCCCCACTTCCTCCACGACCACGGAAAATTCCAAAAGTGGAGTCGCCTCCATCTGCGCCTATGACTCCATTTGCAGAGTTAGTTGCTTGCGATGCACCCCCAAGTCCTCCTGCACCAGTAACAACAGAAACAGTTGCAGGTGCATTTGGAAGCGTAGATGCGTCAATTTGGGTAATAGTAATTCCTGCACCGCCGCCGCCTCCACCTCCAGATCGAACCGTAGAGGTTGCGCCTTTGCGTCCAGACCCGCCACCACCGCCACCACCGACGATTTGAACTTCAACAGCTTTTGCTCCTGTTGGTTTAGTCCAAGTTCCACTTGTTGTGAAAATCTGAACATCAGCAGGTATTCCAGCAGCAGCAACAGTTTGAATAGAGCCATTGCTAAATTTAATACCAGTCGAATCAACTGACAACCCAACAGTTGCGTCAGGAGCAATCCCAACTCCAACTTTGCCAGCAGATGAGACAACAAATGGCGTTGCATCTGGATTTGGAGAATCTTCAATTCGGAGTGATTCGCCAGAACCTTCCTGTGTAACGCGAAGCATTACAGATGCACTTGTTCCAGTGATAATTTGCGGTTGAGTAAATGTTTTTGTCGCAGTTATTGTTTGAGAAGTATCAGTTAAAACAACATTTGCTGGGCTTACTCCCGTTGCACCTGTTGCGCCGACTCCAGATGCTCCTGTAGCACCTGTGCTTCCTTGCGTTCCAACGCCCGTTGCTCCTGTTGATCCGTCAATTCCAGCAGTTCCCGTTGCGCCAGTTGCGCCAAGTAAACCCGTTGCGCCAGTTGCACCAGTAGGACCACTTGCTCCTATTCCAGTAGCTCCGGTAGCTCCATCAATACCAGTTGCGCCTGTAGAGCCTTGATTGCCTTGAACACCTGTAGAACCAGTTGCTCCCGTGACTCCAATCCCCGTAGCTCCTGTAGGACCGCCGCTCGGCCCTGTTGCGCCAATCAACCCAGTAGCTCCCGTTGCTCCTCCACCCGGCCCAATCGGGCCTTGGATTCCAGTTGCACCTTGCAAGCCCGTTGCTCCACTTGCCCCGCTTGCACCAATAGATTTTTGAGCAAAACAAGCAGAATGCGCTGCGCTTATCGCGCTTTCTTTTGCAGACCTTGCGTATGACGCTACAATAATAGTTTCGTTGCAACAACTCATAGTGATTTATCGTTTACGATAATGTTATTCCAAGTTCTTGATATGCCTCAATAACAGTTTCGTTAAATGAAAATGGCGCAGTCCCCCAGTTTTCTTTTGGTTGATTGCTCTGCACATACTCTCCAAGAATTGCATTCGTCCATGCTTTTACTGCATTAAGTTTTTCAGAAGATTTTCCTTCAGCAGTAAGTGAAGCATAAAGATCAAGCAAAGTTACCAATTGCGTAGCTCCGTATCCTTCTTTTGTTAACCATTGCTCTGCGTTATACAGAGTAGGAGGAATTGGCGCAACTACCCATTCTCCATCCACCCAATTACATTGTTGCGTTTCTGGATTGAATGGTGGTTGCGGAGCGAGAACCCAGCCTTTGCGCTCAAGGTTGGCGATGATTGCAAGATCGGTTTCGGAGCGGAGTTCTTTGTCAAGAGTCAGATATGTTTTCATGTTTTTTATGAGCAAGCGATTTTGAAGGAAAATGCAGAGGCGTGTTCAAGACGCTTGCGAAGCGGATTGCTAACATCGGCGGGGATGGCGACAACTTGGCTGATCGCTCCGTCAAATTTTACATTTTGTGCGTCTCCACAAATCCCTCGTCTGTCGGCACTATCACCAGCATATCGACTTCCTGTTGTAGTTGTTTCATTCGCTCCATTCGTCCATACGGTAGTAGACGAATTTGATGTGGCTGTGCTGGCTGGTTTGGCTGTGCAAATGCGCCACACATTTTCAATGCTCTGACCGCTATCTGTGGGCACATGCCCCCAATTTTCCGATCCTGCGCCAAATCCTGCGGCATACATCATGTTGAAATTTGCGGTGAAAGGTGGACAGAAAGTGGCTATTGGTGGATAGTTTGCTTTATTCGTATCACTTGTCCTTGTGGCAACTGCCAAAAAAAGGCTGGGGGCTACTGTGATGCTAATTGAGTGAGTCAATGTGTCTGCTACGCCGGATGTTGAGAACCTTAATGTTGGAGAATTATTATTGCCGCCTGTTGATTCAAATGTGGGGCGACTCGCGCTTGTGGATTGTGTGGCATTATTACTACCGACACGATTTGTCCAAGTATCTACGCCTGCGCCATTGGCAACAGCAATGCCATAACGCGCATCAAAAGCGGCGGTGGCTCCTGTATGTGCTGGATTAAAATGTCTTTGCCGTGCTCTCATTAGTTGAAGACGATTTCGATGCCGAGGAGTCGGGCATCGACGGCTAGTGTATCTCCACCAGCGGCAGCGTCACGATAAATTTGAAAAAGAATTGGTTGATTTGCTGCTGGGGTTCCAGCGATAGTAATAGCACTTGTTGCAGATGTAACGTGCATACTATTTGTTGTAATAAGCGTGTCAGTTACTGTTTGTGCTGTTCCAAATGCTTGGTCAAGACTGACGGCATCAGCGTATGCTCGTCCTTGCAACCCCCAAACAACCGCGCCAGTTCCAGTAGAAGAAGTCCAATAAAACCTTCCTGTAATCGTTGAATTATTGTAATTGTTTGGAAGTATGGTTAGAGCCTGTGCAAATTCATTGGTTGCTGGATCAAACAACAACTCATCGTAATTTGTAAGGTTTGTTGCAAGTTCACGCGAATCAACTCCACATCCAGTAGTAGTGCGAGGAATCCAAGCAGAAGCGGGAATCCATATATTTGTTGATCCGTTAATTTTATTGTTAAATGTAGTCCAATCCGTAGAAGTAAGAAATCCTTTAGTGCTTCCGCTTGCTGCCTGCCCATTAGTATAGTCAATGCTAACTACTCCGCTTGTTGCATTAAAATCAGAAGCGGTAAATGCTGCCGCTCCTTTTGTTGTTCCATCTGCTACTGCATCTGCAATGCTGATTGCGGGAGTTGCCCCGCCAGATGATGCTATTGGCGAAGTTCCAGTAACTGATGTTACTGTGCCTCCACCACTTGCGGTAGTTTGTATCGTGCCATCGTTGAATTTAACTCCAGTCGAATCCAATTTTAACCCAACAGTAGCGTCTGCTACTGTATTAACTCCAATTTTTTCTGCATTGATAACACTGAAATAGTCAACTGCATTTAAATTTGTTCCCGTGAAAGTTGAATTTGCTTTATCGTAAACAAGATTAAGAATACTGTAATTTCCACCCAAGCTCACTCGCTCGACATTAGTTCCCGCTGAGTTTAGCACAAAACTATTTGCCAGCGTAATGTTGGTTCCTGCACTTGCAGTGACTGCATTTGTTGTTGGTGCTGCTGCAAAAATAGCACAACCATCAAATTGAAGTCCTCCAACAGTTACACTCGGAGAAATAACTTGGAAACAGTCTTTGATTAAAACATTTGCCGCCGCATTTGATACTGCTACCGCCCAACATTTGTTTCCCACAATTGAAACACTTCCTGCGCCAGTAATTTGAACTCCTGCCGTGCATTGCAATTCACTGTTGATAATCTCAACATAGTTTGTACCAGACTTAATAACCCTTGTATCAACAGTACAGTTTGAGATGTATGTATTGCCTGACCCAGTAATTGTCAGGTTGCTCATCTTTAAGCCAGAAACGCGAGCGGCAGCATTTAGTGTCAGCGTTCCAGTTAAAAGCGTGTTTGCACCTGTCAACTCAGACGTTGCAATTGTAGTGTTAGTAGATGTAACGGTTGGACTTTCGGTGTATCCACCCGGATGAACAATGACAGTATTCTTTCCAGCACCAACCAATGTGAGTGCTTTGGTAATTGTTAAAACTGGATTTAGTAGCGTTCCGTCTCCAGTTGTATCGTTGCCATCCTTGCTAACATGGATTTCCAAACTATAAACTGGATTAACAGAAATAGTTCCAGATGTTGTAATGGTTCCACCAGTCAGTCCTGTGCCTGCTGTAATGCTGGTAACTGTTCCAGCCCCGCCGCCACCACCTGCAATATCTAATTTACCTGTAAATGGATTGAATTTATATGCCATACTATGGGTAAGTGATTGTTACTTTTACCAAGTTTGTGTCGTTTACTGTTGGAGGCTGAGTAGCATACTCAAGCGTTAGCGTAGCCACTAAGACTCCTGCATTTTTATATAGAACAGTCGCAATATTATTTGTGGCCCCATAGTAGGTGATGTCAATCCTGTCATATGGAGGAATGTCAAATCCAGTAACTTGTTTCAATTGCTCGTAGATATTGAAATTCTGTTGATCTGGAGTTAGATTGGTAAAGCAGGGTTGAGTGAGTGCCATAATATTTTATCGGTTACGATAATTAACCAACTGGTGGAAGAGCAGCAGCAAGAGCTTCGTTAGTAAGGTAGTATTGCTGATCTTCAGTTTTTTGCACAAAGCAATTTTGAGTAACTGGGGTGAGTTCACCAATCGTTGCGAGTCCAACATAAAATTGGTAGAGTTTAGCAGCATCAGTTGCTGAGTCGTAGCAACCATAAGAAATTGGAGTAATGCCAGCGGCAGCGGCGATTGTTTGGACGAACGGGTAGGATTTATTGCGGTAGTCGAGAGCGGTAAAACAAGCCATAATTTAGAAAAGGGTAAGGGTGAGGAAGTATTTACTTCCCCACCCAAGGTTGAGGTTTAGTAGTAGATACCAACAACGTAAGCGTTCACATAGAGCGCACCTACACGTCCGGCAGTATCAGCACCAGAAACAACGTCAACACCAGCGTTAGCATAGGTGAAGGTAGTTGAGTTAACGACAGTAACTTCAGCCTGCACATCATTGAACGTAGTGTCGGTCATGCTGGCAATCGTGATCGTGTCGCCCGTGGTAAAACCATGAGCAGCACCAGTAACGATTGTAGCAACGCCCGAAGTGCGAGCGCGGGTAGCCGTAGCTTGGCCGAGTCCAACAGTGGATTTGAGCAAGCGGAGTGAGCGGGAACCAGTGATGACGTAAGGATTGGCGGCAATCGTAAGGGGATTGTAGCGGCCTTGGTTATCAAGAGCGTCCGTGATGGTCAGCGAGGAAGTGATGTTTTCGCCAGTGGTTCCATTGTCAACGATCACAACTGGATCGGTGGCAGTGGTTCCGCGAGCGTAGGCAGTTTCCAGAACGATGCTTGTTGGAAAGAACTTGGTGTCTTCGTCATTAAGAACGAGGAGGTCAGCGTTTCCAGAAGCGAGGAGGTTAACAGCAATCGGGCCAAACAAGTTGACGCGATCATAAGCGAGTGGTCGTGAATTAGACATATTTTGTATTTTATTTAAGGTTGTGGGGAGAGGCTTGAATAAGCCCCTCCCCTATTTAACTTAGGAAGGCACAACGATGTCACCCACACCAGCGCAGCTATAGCAGTCCTGATTGTTCTCAGGAACGATGTAGCTCTGAACCTCGCAGCAGGAACCATAAAGGCTCTTGCTCTTAGGCAGGCGATGCAGGAACGAGTGCATGATGGTTGGGTCTTTGACTTGTGCAGCGAGACGGAACTGGGCTTGATAGAAGCCCGTTTTGCGCCAGCGGTTGCACTCCCAATCTGGATTCTTCCACTCCCAATCGCCAGCGTAGTTCTGGGTCATTTGTTGGGCTTGGCCGTATCCAGTCGAGGATGGCATTGTCCATTTGCACATTGCCTTGTTAACCATAGCAACCGAGATACCGAAGTCGGCATTGCGGTAAGCGCGGTTAGGAATGTAAGCGCATCCGTTTTCAAGAACAGTCTTGATGTAACGAGGAACGCGAACGAGACGTGCCCATGTCGCAGGGTCAGCTTCGTTGAAAGCTGCAAGCGATGCGTTGAAGGCAGTGTCAGCGTTGAAACGAGCGGCGTTGATGTCGTAACCGAAGGCGTAGTCACCGATGATACGATTGATGCCGAGCTTCAGACGGGTAAGGCGTTCATCGAAGTCCGTGTTAGCATCCCAGTAACCATTGTTGCGCTTGGCTTGGAAGTAAAGCGCACGGCCAACTTGAGGATCAGGGATAACGATGTCGAGCAAAGGCTGACCAGTCGCGTCTTGGAGATCAAGACGGAAAGCGTCATCTTCGTCTTGCAGGTCAACGAGTGCATCGTCGAGCATATCAAGCGAGAGATAAGCGATCTTGTTGAGGTCGGCGGGAGCCATCTTAACGCGAAGAGCGCAGAGGTCGTAGCCAGCTTCGTTGTTGAGCGTATGCTCTGGAACGAACCATGCTGCATCGTCAACGAGTCCGCAGTAAGTGCCGTCATCAGTAGTGATGCCCATCCATTTGTGTCCAGAACCACCGATGTAGTTGGAACGAAGGAACTCTTCGTGGACGTTCTTGGTGATACGAGCATTTGACTCCTCGAACTGGAGAATCTCTTCAGCGGGGAAGAGGCGATAGAGAAGGCTCTCAACGCAAATCCAGTCAGTGGTCATCTCTTTACGGAGAAGCTCGAAAGTGTAGCTCTCAGTGCCGGGACGCTGAATGACTTCGGGTTTGCTATCGCAAGAATCAGTCTCGCAGTAGGTGTCGGTGATCGTGCGGAAAGGAGCGCAAGGATCGTGGAATCCACGGCCAAAGCGGAATGCTTTCTGTTCGGTTGTGTGGTTAAGAGGCCATGCTTGCTCCTCGAAACGGGTGAAATATGCAGAGTTGGTGACGAGTTTCTTGACGTAGAGGTCGTTGAAATATTCGCGGCCCTCGCGGAAGAAACTGTCAATCTCGGCACAACTATTGAAGTAGAGTTGATCGCTCATTGATTTATTTGATTTTGGTTTAGTTTTAGTTTTGCACCGCCAACTATACCACAGAGGAATAGCAAGCGAGTGCTTGGTTTCCTCTGCTGGACTCAACCCAGAGTTTCTTCTGTCCAGAAATCGTTTTTCATGCGAGGTCGAAAACTCGCCAGCCAGAGTGCGGCTGAATCCCTAATTTTATCGTAAACGATAATTTCGGATTTCTCTTTGATCGGACATTGCAATCATCTATTTACTATGTCAAGCGATATTTTTAAAAAAGTTTGGGGGAGGTAGAAAAGCATAACTACCTCCCCCGTCTATGACCAGACTCAAGAATGTAAGGCTTATGCTGTTCGTCCTTGCGGTGAGAACTTCGCAAGTTTAGCAGCCAGTCCTTCTGTGATGCTCATTCTTGGTTTCTGGGAATCCGATGCACTTGATGATGACGAGATGCGCGACGAACCTTTCAGTTGCGCGATGTAATCGTCTTTCTCTTTTACCATCTCTTGGTATGCCTTGAGTTGTGCTTGAATCTTCTGATAGGCGCGGCCTTGGTGGATCAGTCGGTTCATGTCTTCAACTGATGCCTGCTCATTAGTCTGCTGGGTAGCCGCCAGAGCAATAGCCTCGTCACGGGAGATGTCAAATTTGATTCCCTTCTCTTTCATGTAGTCAGCAATTGTATCTGGAATTTCCGTAGCACGATCAATCTCCTGCTGAGTATTCTTGTAGCCTTCACGCCACTGGTTCAGATACTTGTTTCTACCTTCTTGTTCTTTTTGTTTAGCGGTTTGAAGGATATTCTGCTTGGTTTCTTCAAAGTTGACAAGAGCAGCGTGATGTCCTTGAGTTGCTTTGATGAAGCTGTTAACCTGCTCCGCGAATTGATATTGCTTGAACTGCGAGAGCGAGTTCGTGATTTCCTCGAACGCCTGGTCGCGGTCGGTTTCTGCCGCTCGACGATCCTCTTCGGAGGTCGAATTGAAGATGGAGGCATTTGCATTGACAGCACGGGAGAATGTCGAAAGAAGAGTTGGATCATTCGATAGCAATTGTCGCGCAGTATCGTAGGTGCTTTTGATAGGATCGAGGTAAGTCTTTTTGAAATCTGGATTACTTGTGATGTCGTGGAAGTCCAGTTTACCCCGAAGGTCTTTGATCTGTTCTGATAGTTGTTGCTCAACATCCAACTTCTCTTGGTTGGCTTTGTTGAGTTGTTCTTGGTAATGATTGGCTTCTTTAGTCGATGTTGACTCGGATACCATTCGCTCAAGTTCTTGGATTTTGGTTTCAAACTTGGGGATTTCATCTTTCTTGTATTTCTCAAGTTCTTCTTTGAGCTTGCGGTTCTCTTCGATTTGTCGCTCAACGAACCCTTTCTTTTTTCCTGTTCGGTCAGATGTGATTTCAGCTTCGGTAACTCCCGCCACTTCTTCTGGTGGTTCTTCTTCATTGTATTTTGCTATTCCAAGTTTAGGATCACCAACATTGGTAGCACTTGGCTTACCCTCGTCGGATTGCTGTTTGCTGAACTTCTTGAGGAAGTCAGATGTGTTACCTTTAATCGGGACTTGAGGTTTGGATTTCAGTTCCGCGATTACGTCTGCTGTGTCGTTTGTGTCTGCCATAAATTAGATTTCGTCGAGGTCTGGATCAATCGTGCTATCCGCAGGCTCTTTATGTTTTGCAGAAGCTTTTGTTTTTTTGAATACTCCCTGCTCTTCAGTTCCAATAGCTTCAATAGTTTTGATTGCATGAATAAGCGTGGTTACTCCTTCTGGTGGGTTTACATTAAGTAGTAAATACGCTTGTAGTTTGTTCCAGTCTTCGTGTGAGCTTATTGCCGCGCATAGGGATTTTACTTTTTCTGTTGTCATGTTTATTCTGGTGCTTGCATTGGAGCAGTTTCAGTAGGTTGTGGAGTCTCAATATTTGTTTGATCGATGTTTACAGTTGGTTCTTCTGCCGCCATCTTACCTTTGGTTTTCTGAATCTCTGCACGGGCTTTAGCCTTCTGAAGTGCAAGTTGTGTGATGCCCTGTTCCTTGCGCTGCTCTGTGCGTTGAGCGTGTGAGATAGAAGCCTTGCCAATTGAGATGTCAGCAAGTTTCTTCTTGGTATCAATCTCAATTCCAGACTTAGCGGCGAGGTATTGAAGTTTAATATCTTCTTCAGAGTTTGGCTGACCTTGTTTCTGAGCTTCTGCTTCTGCCATCTGAACGTAAACTTGTTGAAGTTCGTCGGCCATTCCTTGTGCTTCATTCATGCCTTGCATGAATTGTTTCAAGAAGTCCTGCTTGGATTGATCCTTACTGATATATTCAACGTGCGCCATGATGTGACCGCCTTTGAATTTGACTGAGCGGACTGCCTTGGAAAGCTCTGCAAGTTCTGGTTGACCTTGCTGCACAGATTGCAAATTCATCTGCAACTGCATCATCATATCCTGCAAGTGACCAACTGCGTGTTCGATATGCGGATCAGTTGGCAGCACGGGGAAGTTTTGTGGATTAACAAAGGCATCTGTCATGCCAGCATTCTCAAATCCAATTACGCGAGCAGTATCAGTAATCTTGGTTGGCTTGGTATTCCGGTAACGAGCTACGTTGTCCCTGCCAGAGAGTGCCGCAATTGCGTCTTTAACTGCGTTCTCTTGCCCTTCGTTGGCTGGAGTAATTGCTGTAATCTGCAATAGCTTCTCTGCCGTGATGAGCTTGAATGACGGACTACCTGCCCCGTTGATGAGGTTAGAACGAATGCTTGTGATGTTCTTCCAAGCCGCAGCTTCTTTCGGAGTTCCAAGTTCTTCAAGAATCTCATAGAACTTCTTCACGAACTCATATCCATCATCGCTGGACTTTGCGTTTACGAAGCGTTTGTAGAGTTGTTTGAAGTAGAGAGTTTGGCACTCGTTGAATCGACGAATCTGAGTTCCAGATAGTTTAGCTGACTCAGCCGCATCCAATTCAGCTTCGCCTTTTGTCCTTTGCTTGCCGCCAGCAGTAGGAGCGTTGATGCGATATTGACCCATGCCGCGATACATATCTCCCATGAAGAACTGCATGAAGCTCATGCTTTCTGCTACTGGAAGTTGGAAGCGGTTCTGGATAAACTTTGCTCCATCTGGCATTACGCTGATAGGCAACCATTCCATTTGTTTCAACATCTTGGTTGCGTCTGGGCCTTGACCTTCGATCATCAACATGGAGTTGAGGCGCACGGCATCAACCAATGAGTTCATTGTGAAGTCATACTGACGGCAAGCGACGAACGCCGATTCCGCTTGGCTCTTGATGTCTTGGAAGAGTCCGCTACCAACTGAGTCAGTCAGCATATACATGATCTCATCCCATGAGTTGAATAGTCCAATCTTGAGCATCATAAACCCATGTTGGCTTCTGACATCATCTTCGCTGATCTTACCTGCTCCTTTGATATTGGAGTTAATGTAGTCAGAGATTGGTTGATAGTCTTGAAGGATAATCGCTTTGCTGATCTTGCCGTCAAACTCCCTCCAGTAAACTTCGTATAGGTCAATCTTTTGGTTTACGGAGAGTGACCAATTGAAACCTGCCTCGCTGATCGTGCGGAAGAAGTCTTCGCGTGTCTTACGATTGTTGCTGAATGCACGATGGAAACGGATAGCGTCAATAGCTGCGTCCACATTCCAACCCATTGCTTCTGCCGCTGCACGATTCTCGATCTTCTTGTAGAGTTCGTATGGTGTCAAACGGACGCGACGAACAAATTCCTCAAGGTTGCAAAAGTCGATCCTAATGTCGTCTGGAAAGAGAAGGTCGGAGAGGTAAACGTGTTCTGGCATCCACCCCATAGGGGAGTCCCACATTCCGATTCCTTTTCCATACAGCAACATTTCTTCAAGGTCTTGTTCTGTGTTGTAGAGGTATCCGGGCCATTCGCGGATTGCTTGGTCAAATGCGATTCCGATGTTCTCTGAGTTAACGAGTCGTTCTTTTTCATTGCCAAATTTACTTTTGATTGTGCAACAAGCCTGCCGTTCCGTAATTACATCGTAGTAACTAGACTTCTGGTTATCAACGATAAATCCAAGTTGTCCGTAGTTCACATCCGATTGCCAAGGTAAACGCTTCTCAGCAAGTTTGCTATACCCTGTAGGGGGAAACATCTTATACGCCTTATAGATACGGATACGTTTCGACTCCCTTCCGATATTTGCAAGTCGCAAATGATTTGCTATGTTCCAAGCGTGTGAGGCGTTGGAGATTCGTGTTTCTGGTGGCTTGCCGTCTTGATCTAAAACAGCAAGTGAAAAGTTGTCGTTACCTATGCTTAGAGACATATTTTTATATTTATCGTTTACGATAATGAATTCAAGGCATTTCTTCGCTTGTTACATGAACTGCATCCGCGAGCTTTATGCTCAAGTTTAGTTCCAAGAACCCTATCCGTAGCCGCAGCTACTGTGTGAATTGCTTGTGCAATCTTATCTCCAAGCCCATCGCTATACCAGCAACGATCACTTGGTTGGCGTTGGCAAGTTTGATCCTCCACCAACTGCTCAATGTTATTTGGAAGTTCAACTCCGTTGGAGCGGTAATCTTTCTGGATGTTCTGCATCAAACTGCTCCATGTGCTTCCGTAAACAATCGCTGGAAACGTGAGTTTGTCGCGCTTGATTTCATAACGCCAATACCAACCCCCGACTGGTGCTAGGTTTTTGTTTTTCAGTTTCATCTTGCCTTTCGTCGGAAAATATATTTTCTTATTGATATGTCAAGAGTTTTTTCTTCAAACAAAGGTATTCGTCGTTACGGAATTCAATTCCCAGAAAATATGGATGATCTTGGTATTGAACTATACTGCTACGCTATAAGTCGAGGACAATATGGTAGAACTTATTGTATTAGACAAAATATAAATATTTCAGATTTTAAACTACTTTCACCATCTGAGCATTTCCTTAATGCAGTTAAACTTCAATGGCCGACTGAAGTTTCTATTTACAACCGAGGATATACCAACACTCAGCTGATTAGAACCTTAGATGAACTTTGCAGCAATGTTGATATTTGTTTAGCCGGGGCCGCTTCAATGGGAAAAAGTTTTCCAGTGGGTCTTTGGATTTACCTTGATTGGTGCGCTGCCCCGCACTGCACTTCGTCATGGGTAGCTACCACTACGTTAGGTGCATCCGAAGATCGTATCTGGGGTATCATTTCCAAGCTCTATAAATGCGCTCGCGTTCAGATAGGTAAACTAATCGACTACCGCCATATGATTGTTTGGGGTGGAGCAACAAACGATGAGGAAAAGGAATACGATAATGCTATTAAAGCCCTCGCATTCCCATCTGGTAATGAAGGTCAAAAAGCAGTTGATACAACCCGTGGTCGTAAGAATGATCGAATCCGTCTTGCACTTGATGAGTTGCCAGAAATGGAAATGGGGGCGATCACCTCAAAAGTCAACTTGGGTGCAAACGATGATGTTACCTTTATCGGTATCGGAAACCCATCTGCTGGTGACAATCCTCACACTCGTTGGGCAATGCCTAAAGGTTGTTCTAACTTTGATTCAGTAAATCCAGACATGGATAAGTGGGAGACTGAAACTGGCGTTTGCTTGTTTTACAATGGTATGCGTAGCCCTAACTTTGCTGCGCCTGCTAATGAACCCTCTCCGTTTCCGTTCCTCATGGATCGTAAGAAGCAGGAGATGATGCTCAAACTTTGTTATGGAGATGAGAACGCGATTGACTATGTGCGTAACGCTATTGGTTGGTGGCCGAAGACAGGGTTCGCTCAGACTATTCTTACCGCTGATTTGATCCGTAATGCTGATACCAACGAAGAACCACTATGGGATTCCGAGGGCTTTACTAAGGTGGCTGGGTTCGACACCGCATTTACAGTTGGCGGTGACAGATGTGTTCTGACTATTGCCAAACTTGGATTTGTTCGCGGGACTCGCAATCGTGTAATGTGGTTGGAAAGTCAGAAGGTAATTCAATTATCCGCTAATGCTGCTGCTGAGTTTGAAATCCAGTTGGCTACTGAAGTTGTTGCTTTATGCCGCACTTCCGGTGTTCAACCTTCTAAGTTTGGTATGGACGTGTCTGGCGATGGTGGTCGGGTCGGGCAGGCTATCATCCGTGAGTGGTTACGCTTTGACTCTATGGGAGCCGCTATAGCTCTTATTTCATCTATGGGTAAACCTACTGACCGAATTGCAGCAGAGGTTGATAAACGTCCGTGTAAGGATGTTTACGATAGGTTGGTATCTGAATACTACTACTCAGCTTATCACGCATTCAAGAGTCGCGTTCTATTCGGTGTTAGTCCTACTTCAGAGTTGGCGCGAGAACTTTGCCTTCGCAGATACACGATTAAGAACAAGAAGATTGCTATTGAGACTAAAGATGACCTAAAAGGAAGAACAGGATACTCGCCCGATTTGAGTGATAGCTTGATTTACGCCTTAGAAATGGCGCGGCGTAATGGACTTGTTTTTATCGGAAACGATAAACCAGTTCCAACTAACAGATTCTGGGCGCGGGATGAAGTATCAATTGATACCATTCCAGACGATGACTACGGATCAGACGATAACGGAGATTGGTAAAAGGTGGCCGGGTTAACTCGGTATTATTGGGAAGGGCGTTTAAAAGCGCACCACCTCACCCGCCGACCATATAAAATTAATACTAGGCCAAGGCGTTACTCTTGGTCATGGTTTCAGTAACGGCCCCATGTATTGCCGCTTGGCTATTTTTGCCACTTAAACAAGACTACTTCAAAGCTCGTAGTTAGCTACATGACTCCATGCTTCCCAGTAAAGTAACTTGCAGGAACGAGTATGCATCCCCTTTTCAGATGTGGGCTTTCTGGAGTCTAGGAGGCTCATGCCCCGCCCATCCAGCCGCTCACCTGTCATACCGCTACGCAATAGAGGAAGGTTAAAGACGGCAGTAAGTAGACCACCTGCCTGCAAAATTGTTTCAAAGATCAATCAAGAATTCCTTCAAGTTCCAAAGTATTTGCTACTTCTTCTGGAACTACAATACGAATTATTTTCTCCCCGTCAAGATGTCCAAGAGTTTCGTTCAGTCGGATGTCACTTTTCTTCACCCAACATTGATTGAACTTCTGACGAAACAGAATCTTCTCCGGTGTATTGCTAACTTCAGTTCCCTCGCAGATGATGCGGGATTCAAATGTATTATTTGTAGTCATAAATTATATATTCATTCTCTCTTGCCCATCCTACTTCGTGGTGGCAGCGGTTGTGGCAGGCGCGGCATAAAACCATGAATGAGGACTTGTCACATAGGAACTTGCCCCTTCCTTTCTTATGGTGAAGGTCTGTGCCTTGCCCATTACATATCTCACACTGGTAGTTTTTTTCTTCAAAGTATTCTGCTTTGACTTTTTCGTAGTCGGCATTCTTTACTCTCCGAGTGCTTGAGACTGCTCTGAGCTTTCCGCCTCGTTTTTTAAATCCTGTTTTTGCCTGTAGGGGCGTTTTTCTTTGTAGCATAGGGCGATTACCTTTTCGACTTGTTCTTTCTTTAAGATACTCTTGGAGTTTACTTCAATTTGGTTTACCAACGAACCAGTAACGCCAATCTTATCTCCAAGTTCACGGACAGTCAATTTCAACAATCTCCTTGTTTCACGAAGCTGGCTTGCAAAAGTCTTTCGTCCAAGAGAACGGATCGTGCGTGATTGCTCGTAGGCACTCATGCAAGATTCATAAGCAGTTTCTAATGGATGTTTCATTTCAATGAAAAATAAACCAAGACTATTGACAAGTCAATATTTTTTTGATACTATGATTGCCTATGGATAACACAAACCCTGCAAACAATTTAGATAAAAATCTGGAAGACCTTCTCGTTAATGTAAGGAAGACAGTTTTAGTTACAAATATGTCTCTCGCTACTTCTATGAATAGCCCATTCATGGCTACCTATGAAAACCAAAAGGGTATTTGCTCGCTGGCAATGAGGACAAATAATACAGCTATCTTGGCCGCGACATCAACCGGAGGTAGCATAGTTTTTAAATATGATCTTGTTATTACCGAGGAAGGTATCGGTGAAGGTCGCACTATCATTCAATGCGAAGATGCAGAAAATGCAGATGAAATCTGGGAACTCATAAACGGAAAGATGTATGACTGGTCGCAGGGCGCAATTGAAGAAGTAAGTATAGAGGAATTATCGTAACCGATAAAATTATGAAAATAGATAAACCATTAGTTGTTGCTTACGGAGGCGGCACAAACTCAGTTGCCATGCTTTGCGGTTTTCTTGATAGGGGAATCAAACCAGACTTAATCGTATTCGCAGATACTGGCGGTGAACTTCCGAATACTTACGCTCACATTGATTTGATGAGCAAGAAAACTCAAGAATTGTGGGGTCTTGAGATTGAAAAAGTTTACGCTACATACAAAGGGCAATACGAGTCACTTGAAGATTCTTGCGTGAGAAAGAAAATGCTCCCATCTCTTGCCTATGGGTTCAAGGCTTGCTCAATGAAACACAAGGTTGAGCCGCAAAACAAGCGAGTCAAACAATGGATGAAAGATAATAATGTGTCTGAAATTATTCGGGCGATTGGATATGATGCCGCTGAAGGTCACAGAAAAATAAACAAGACCGAAGGCTCTTTAGGAAAAGGAAGAAAAGAAGACTACTGGTATCCACTAATTGAATGGATGTGGACTCGCAGTGAGTGCGTTGATACAATCAAACGACATGGGTTGCCATTGCCCGGAAAGTCTTCATGCTTCTTCTGTCCAGCAATGAAGAATAGTGAAATTCTTCGCTTGCGAAAAGAATACCCAGAATATTTTGCGCGAGCAATCGCAATGGAAACAAACATGGTTGTGAAAGGCCGAGTAAAAGGATTAAACTTTGGCGTTCCGTGGAGCGACATTGTTAATGCCGACGACGATCAATTGAAACTTTTTGAATGGCTTGACGAGAATGATCCACACAAAATTCCATGCGGGTGCTATGATGGATAATTATCGTAACCGATAATCAATTTCGTGACATCACGAAAAAGATGCTTGACATCGAACACAACCTATAGTAGTTTTCAGTCGTGCGAGAAATCGTGCCTTCGGGGTGAGAGCCGAAGTGAATAGTAAAGCATAAAAATAAATTGAATACAAAATATAATGGTCGCTTGTAGTGGTCTAACTACTCTCATCTGTCAGTTCGCCAGTTTATGCTGCCACTGCAAGCGATCGCCTTTTTTCAAATGAAAAATAATCGTATCTGGAAAGTAAAAGATGGTTATTCATTTTTGCCTCATCAATTGGCTCAAGATGAAAATCTGTCACTACAAGCAAAGGGGTTAGCAGCAGTAATATGTTTGGTTTGCATAAAACAATCAGAATCTACAGTTTCAATAATTGAATTGTGGAAGGCTATAGTAGATTGTAGAGGAGAGAATGCTTACAAAGAACTATTAACTGCTGGATATATCGAAGATTTTCTGAAAGGACACATACAATGAGTGTTCGAATAATGTCAGAGGTCTTTGAGCGTAGTAAGACTCAAGGTAACGCAAGGTTGGTTCTTTTGTCTTTAGCTGACTCCTGCAATGACGATGCCAGTTGCTGGCCGTCTATACGGAAGATTGCAGAGAAAGCAAACATCTCAGAACCTATCACGAAGAAGTATTTGAATGCTTTAATCCAGATTGGAGTCATTACCCGCGATGAGCGTGAAGACTTTTCTGGAAGGCAGACATCGAACCTTTACACGATCAATGTTGAGAAGATCGGTGATGATGAAATAACGCAAGATGTCATTCACCAAGTTACTTCACCAAGCAGATTGAAAACATTTAAGGGGGTAACTGCGGTTAATGTGGGGGTGGATAACCCAGTGCAGATGGTGGTGGGGGTAACTAAAGTTAGTCTCCCTATAATGAACCATCATAAGGAACCCAAAATAGAACCATCAAGGGAAAGTTCGGCAGTGGCCTCACATTCCTCAACTCAAACTAATCTTTTCCCGACTTACCCAAATGAAGGTCACACTTCGGGTTCGGCTACCGCCAAACTGAAATCTGCCGATGGCAAAGAAACGGCCCCCCATTGCGCGGCCCCCCCACGAAATAAAAAATCGTCAGCTACCCAAATCGAAAAACCTGCTGGAGTAGGCGAGCAAGTCTGGGATGACTTCATCGCCCTCCGTAAAGCCAAACGCGCACCGCTATCAGCAACGGCACTCGCGTCTATCGCCAAAGAAGCGGAGAAGGCAGCGATGCACATCGAGGAGGCACTGACCGAATGCGTCACCCGTGGATGGCAGAGCTTCAAGGCTGAATGGATGAAACCAAAAACAACTACCAAACCAGAACGATTCTCCAACTTTTAACCTAACATGAAAAAAGTCCCAATAGCACGAAAGAGCGAAGCGGCAGTGTTGTCGCTCATCGCAATCGATAGAAACATCCTTTCCCAACAAACATGGGATAGTGATTATTTCGCCATACCAGCCCACAGGATCGTTTTTAATGCGCTCCAAGGGGTTCACCAGCGGACAGGGGTTTGCTGCCCGTTTTCTGCCATCGCAGAGCTAGAGGCAACTGGACAATTGGAAGCAGCAGGTGGTGAAGAATCTGTCCACGACACATTATGCACGATGAAGGTAACTTCTGGGAAGGTTTGCCAAGACATGGCAGATGACTACCGGAAACACCTACACCGCACGAAGGCATACCGCGATGTTCTGACTCTCATGGAGAAGGAAGAAGTAAATCTTCGCGCAGGTAAGGCCGATTTGAAGGAATTATCGGAAACGATAATGAAGTGCGCCGAGGATCGGACAACAAAAGTGAAACCAGTCAAAGATTTAATCATTGAAATCATCGATGAGATGGAAGGGAAGGCAGTAAAGGATTTCTTTCCTACTGGATTGCTGAAAGTAGATCGTGCCTTGAAAGGCGGAATGCACAAAGGAGAGATGATGACAGTAGCATCAGAGACTGGTGGAGGAAAATCCATCTATCTTGTCCAAGCTGCACTCGCAAATCTTGAAGAAGGTAAGTCAGTTCTCTTCTTCAGCCTCGAAATGAAGGCAAAAGACATCCTAACTCGCATGGCTTGTAACTTGGCAGGGTATCCAGTGCGTGAACCAGAGGATTACAAGAACGCCAACCAACACGAACTCCTCAAAATCAACGCCGCATTGTTGAAATTACACCAGTTACCCATCGAAATCGTGGATGGAGTAGCCGAAATTGACGAGATTGAGGCCCAAATCAACCGATACACAGGTGAAAAACGGGCAGATGTAATCGTCGTAGATTACCTACAAATCATCTCATCTGATGGTGAAGAGGGTAGAGAAAGCCAGATTTCGGAGATAGCAAGGCGTTTAAAACTGGCGGCACTGAAGAATAATTCGATCATGCTGACAGCTTCCCAGCTTAACGACGATGGAAGATTGCGCGAATCACGGGCGATTGGAATGCACTCTGACCAAGTAGTGTATATCGAACACATAAAGGAGAAGAGTAGGCTGACAATCAAGAAAAACCGCCGAGGTCAAAGGAACTACATGACTGAAATAATCATGCGCGGTGACATCTCAAAACTTGAAGAGGTCTACTAATGACAACTGACCAAGCATACGGCAGAGCCTTGAAGTATCTGGAGGCGGCAAACGCTATCTGGGAAGCTCAAGACAAGGAAAGGTATTGTATCGCAGAGAACTACCATAACGAAGGAATCAAAATTCGCAACCAATACTTCTCTGAAACAAAAGTATTGACACAGATACAAGATATTGATTCAATGCTCCCATGAATAACACACCAGAGACAGATGTAGCCATAAAAGCCCAAGCGCAATGGAGAAGGCCATTCATATCCTACACGATGGATGGTATCACATGGGATGGGCCAGTTGTTGATCTATGTCGCAGACTGGAACGCGAGCGCGACGAGGCGAGGCAGCAAATTGATGATTACAGAGAACGACACGATTTACTTCCGATAAGTTGGGAGCTTTAATCACTATGATCAACTCAAGAGCTAAAGGAGCAAGGGGTGAAAGGCAGTGGAGAGATCAACTCCGAGCCGAAGGCTACACTGCTAAACGAGGACAGCAACACGCAGGAGGACAAGACTCGCCAGATGTGGTCTGTGAAGAGCTGAAAGGTAAACTCCACTTTGAAGTAAAGTGTGTTCAGAATTTAAATTTAGATAAGGCTTGCGAACAGGCTGAACGGGATGCTAAAGGCATTGCGTGGGCGGTCGCTCACAAGAAGAATAACAAGAACTGGAAGGTAACAATCTCTGCCGACTTGTTCTTCAAACTACTAAGGGATGGAATTGATGGATTATGAAAAATGAATTCATAATAACAATTGACGACAAATATTGTGTATACAAGTATGTTGTAAGTCTTCCAGACGATGTTGCAATTTACGATATTATTAAAACAATTTGCGATAACTATAAAATAGAAACACCAGAAGCAATTTATGAAAAAACCAACAAGTAAGGCCGCGAAGGTGGCTAAAGTCATGGGCGAATACAAGCGTGGAACTCTCCATGCAGGAGTGAATCCTAAAGGCCCGAAGAAAGCACCGCTCGTTAAGAGCCGCAAACAAGCAGTAGCTATCGCTATGAGCCAAGCAGGAATGAAGAGGAAGAAAAAATGAAAACTAAAGCAAAAACGCACAAAATGCCAAATGGCAAAATGATGTCAGATTCCGCGCACAAGAAGATGCACGAAAAAAAGGAATCCAAATCCATGAAGAAAATGGAACGTAAGCGTGGATACAAATCCTAATGGAAAAGAGATTCACGAAGGTAGTCAAGAACGCTAAGACTGGCAGGACTAAGACTGTGAAGTTTGGTCAAGCTGGCAAGGCTAAGGATGGTAAGGATCGTATTCAACCACTCACAAAAAAAGCGGACGCATACTGTGCCCGTTCAGCTAAGATTAAGGGAGATTGGAAGAGTGATCCCAATTCCCCCAATAACCTATCTCGCAAGAAGTGGAAGTGCAAAGGTAGCAAGTCGATGAAATGAAGATCAACGGCAAGGATATTGAAGGTAATGTTGATCTGGATGATAGTCGAGTAGGATGGAAATATCCACTCAACTCCAAACAGATCAGCAAAGCCTGCGAAGACTTCTTCAAAAAGCGTGGAATGAAACAATACGATTGCTGCGGCAGACCTAAAAAAACACAATGACGTGTCCTAAATGTGAATCACCTACTGAAGTCATTAATAGCAGAAAGAGAGATGGCACAGTGGTAAGGAGGAGGCTTTGTGCTTGTGGGGAAAGGTTCTCAACTAAAGAAGTAATTGTTGATTCAAGAAAGGTTATTTTCAAAAAGGTAGTCAAAGCACTATCGATGACTAAAGCAGTTACTGGAGAGTGGACAATAAAGGTAGATGAAAATACACCCGAATGGGCAAAGAAAATGTTAATCAACTTATAATATGGATAACGGAAAACAAATTGAACAGTTTCAAAATAAATTAGATAAGTTGGTAAATACCTACACAGAAGAATTTGATCTATCAATTGCAGCAATGATAGGCATTTTTGTGTGTAAGATATACGAACTCTTAGCTAACCAAGAAGATGAGGAAGATGAAGAGGAGGAATTAGTATGAAAAAGACAGATGTTTTTCTTTCAAAAGCATTAGATAAAATGTTTCAGTATGTAGGGTTTGAAAAGTTTGATCGGGAGTTTTCAAATCAAGAAGGTTGGTATTCACTCAGAACTTGGACTAAAGAACAATCTAATGAATTCAAAGATTGGTTTATAAAAGAATACGTTAAAACATTTAAGTCAAAAAAACAAAGTGCTGAAAAAGAATATCAATGGTTCAACCTTATGTGGGGGTGGAAAGTAAATGACTAAATATGAGTTGTGGGAAATATACTGCACAAAGAACCCATCATTTGAAGAAGATGGAAATGTTACTTTGTCAACTAAAGGATTACGAAAATTGTTTGAAACAACATGGGATCAAGCGATCCGCTCAACCCCCAGAGGGCCGCAAAGTGATAAAGCGGTAGATGACCTAATGAATATTTTTGGAATGAAATAACCTATGAGTATCGTTAACGATAAATTCAGATTCCATATCCTTGGACTTCCTCACACAGTAAGTTCCAAGGAGTTTAACGCCTGCGCTTACACCCAAAAGGTAGTGAAGTTCGGGAAGATGATGACGCAGCGCGGCCATGAAGTAATCCACTACGGACACGAAGATTCAGATTTAATCTGCACAGAACACGTCCCTGTTCTAACTAATGCTAATTGGAAAATAGCATACGGAAATCACGACTGGCGTAAAACATTCTTTAAGTTTGATACAAAGGATTACGCTTATCAAACATTCTACCTTAATGCTATTAGAGAAGTAGGTAAAAGAAAACAGAAGAATGATTTTATTCTTCCATTCTGGGGAAGTGGGGTCAGACCAATCTGTGACGCGCATCCAGACCTAATCACAGTTGAGCCGGGAATAGGATATGCGGGTGGACACTGGGCAAGGTGGAAAGTATTTGAATCCTACGCAATCTACCATGCGTTCTGCGGAATGCAGGCAGTAGGAAATTGCCAGCAAGATAACTATGCTGTGGTAATTCCAAACTACTTCGATAAAGAAGACTTTGACTTCTGTGACCATAAAGAAGATTACTTTCTTTATCTGGGTAGAGTATACTCTGGGAAAGGTGTAGATATTGCCATTGAAGCTACTAAACGAGCAGGCGTTAAGTTGGTAATAGCAGGCCAAAAGGAGGAAGGTTATAAGCTACCAGACCATGTTCACTATGTAGGATACGCCGATGTTCCTACTAGAAAGAGGCTCATGTCAAAGGCTAAGGCATCCTTCCTTCCAAGTCAGTATGTAGAACCATTCGGTGGAGTCCAAATAGAAAACCTACTTTCTGGCACTCCTACGATAACTACCGACTGGGGTAGTTTCACTGAGAACAACCTACATGGGATAACAGGATTCCGCTGCCGCACGATGGGGGACTATGTAGATGCGATTAAGAACATTGAGCAAATCTGCCCATTTGACTGCAATATTTTCGGAAAAAACTTCACCTTGGAGCGGGTAGCACCCATGTATGAGAAATACTTCTCAGATGTCATGGATGTCTACACAGGAGAAGGGTGGTATGCCAAAGGAAATAACATCGAAGCAATGAACAGATACTATCCATGAACTGGGACGAATACGCTATGAGTATAGCCGAGGTAGTGGCTAAGAAGAGTAAAGACCCATGGCATAAGGTCGGAGCGGTGATCCTAAGAGAAGACCATTCAGTAGCCTCAGTAGGGTATAACGGATTCCCTCAAGGTGTAGAAGAAGACTGGTCAGACAGAGAAGAGAGAAAGAAGTATGTAATCCACGCAGAGCAGAATGCCCTCAGATATACCCAACCCGGCGAAGGAAAAACACTGGTATCCACCCTACTCCCATGTAGAGACTGCCTAAAAACCATAGCCGCCTACAAAATAAAGAGAGTCCTCTACAAAGATGTTTATAAATCAGACCCAATAGCCCTAGACATAGCAGAAAAAATGGGAGTCACACTAATCAAATTATGACAAAACAAGAAGCAATACAAGAACAGATAGACGAGATAATGGATTCCTTTGATTTTGAGAAAGCACAGAAAATCATGGAAGCCATAAACTGGGAGTGGCATGAAGAAGGAATCCCAGACATTTACTCACTAAGAACATTAGCCAGAAAGCATCTTAAAGAAGCAGCGGAAATTAAAGGAGCAATTTCATCTGGCGGGTTTACAGCAGCCTACACAGAGAATAAAGAACCTTGGGTAAGGCTGGAACTTTACTTTGGAGTAGATTTAGTAAATGAACCAACCAACTACAATGAATGACCAAATCATGGCATTAATCTTAGCTTGGACGGTAGTAGTAGCCTGCTTCATAGTAGAGACAATCACTAAGAGATGAAAGCCTGCCACCAAGCCTTCCTATTCCACTACCCAGACCTAAAAGAATACCAAGACTTCAATGACTGGCTATTCTCCAAAGACCCAATCTGTCTATCATTCAGAAAAGGTTGGGCCGCATCTAATAATAATTCAAAAGCACATTCAATATGAAACAAGAACAAGAAATACTCCAACTAATCAAAGACACAGTAGATAAATTCAAATCTGAAGATGAACACAAAGACAGGATGTTCAACCTCGGAGAAATAACCGATACCAAAGGAAACCGCCAAAGGGTATGGCTAACCTTCACATCTACTAATATGAAACTCAAGAATAGAGAACTCTAATCCAACTAGCTTACCAAAACTTAAACCCCAAGAAACCATCTACTCTTGTGAAAAGTAACTACAAACCCATTAAACGGATTTCAAAAATAAGTTATGTTGGAAAAACGATACACAATTTTCAACATTATCGGAAACGATAACCATACGACATAAGACCTAAGCTAACCATACGACATTAGCATGAATTAGCTTGGATTTTAGCTTGCGTTGTCCATATAGTTTATTGACATTGAAAAAACCAGTTTTTATGGGGAGAGGGGTTTCCGCATTGGGAGCTGGCGCGCTGGGCATGGTGGGGTAGCCCGGTGCCGGGGTCGAGCCTCACGGAATAAATAGATTCCTTTGCGCCGTGCCATGCCAGTGTCGCTGGCGTTGCTCATGGTATAGTGGCGTTGCATTAGCTGGCGTTGTTGAGACGGGCATGATGTCCATTATCGACGCTATGTGATTATCAGAGCTTATCAATCTCAAGAAGGATCGTGACATAATGCAACTGGCTTGCATTTATCTTTGCGCTACGTTGGCCCAGGATCGCGTAGAATGAATCGAGCGGGATAGCGGCATGGGGGATTTTTCGAGCGAATCGCATTTTCGAGCGATAGCTGGAAAAGGGGAAATGAGATGCGGGGATTGATGAGATGAAATGGAAACGGGAATGTCAATGCAAACTTGGCATGAGATTAGCTTACCGAGTTTTCATTTATTTTTGAAATGTCGTTCACTTTGTTCATTCATTTCATTTATTAATGAAAATTGACTTGGCATGGCATTTGCTCTGACAATCTTTGTTTTGTCTAAAAATAAATATGGACAGAATCGCATATTCTGATATTGTCTTTTACGTGCTGCTCGCTGAGGCTGATGAATTCAAGCGCTGCGAGTAAATGCGCAAATGTTCTTTGACTAAAAAAACTTTTCGCTCTGGTAAAATGCCAGTGTGAAATCGAACCAATGAATAAACAAACTTATGCGCTACGAATCAAGCTTGCGTCTCTCAGGGATGCGAAAAAAATCGCAGTGCTTAAACTAAAAATCACAACTAGAAAAAAAGAAAAAATGAATACCACAACAGAAAACAAAACTATCCTTGTGACCTCTATTTGCACCCAATGTGGCGCAAGGTATAATGGAAACGAAAACTGTATATCTTGCGGAGATTGCGCGCCTATTCGCCGAAAGGTTTCCGACGAAGAGCCCGCTGTATATGTCGGGACGTATAATAAATATAACAACGGAAGCATAGGCGGGGCTTGGCTTTCTCTTGAGGGCCACGACAAAGAATCCTTTTATGAAGCTTGTCGTTTGCTTCACTCCGACGAATCAGACTCCGAGTTTATGTTTCAAGACTTCCAAAATTTCCCGCGTGAGTTTTACGGTGAATCCGGCTTTGATTCTGCCTTATGGGACTGGCTGGAATTGGATGAGGATGACCGCGCACTGTTGGCGCAATACTGCGATGCTATCGGATGCGATGGTTTGACGATTGAACAGGCCCGCGATGCGTTTCACGGCACGGCAGACAGTTTCGCCGAGTTTGCGGAGCGAACAGCCGAGGATTGCGGAGACATCCCAAAAGACTTCCCTAGCTGGGTTGTGATTGATTGGGAAGCTTCATGGAATTGTAATCTTAGTTATGATTACGCGACTAGCGAAGATGACAACGGGACGATCTGGTTTTTTCTCAATCACTAACTTCAACCAATGCGGGGAACGTAAAAAACTCCCCGCTTTTCTTTCTTCTTATGAATAAACTTCGTTCACTATATTTTAAATATATCTCAGAAAACACGTCCTACGCATGGGAAGCATTTGCCAATGAATGCGCCCGCCGGGGATTTAACCCAGAAACAATCGCGGAATCTTTCCAATGAACAAAATCCATTCCACATTCCAATATAATCGTGCAAAGAATCGCTTTTTCGGTCTTTTGCTCATCCTTGCCATCCTTATTGATATTATCCTATTTATTATTTTATGAATTACGAAAAACACCTTCGGCGTATTAGAACAAAAATATTCGATTATCCTGCTGAAAAAGAGGAAAAAGCAGATAGAGTTTTACGCAAACTAAAAGAGGCTTTTTTGAAAACACGTCCGATTGCCAACGAATATCATCCATTTTATGCCTGTGAATAGTATTCACCCTCCACACTTGGCGCAACTTTAATCTTTATTCTATGCTCGAAATAACAATGCAATCTATTAATCCCCTCCACACTATGCGGGAAGAGTCCGAACCTCTCCCGCTTTGCTCTATTCGCCTCGCTATCGCGTTTTTATTACCTTTCCGCACTCTCTACACTCCTTTCCACTATGCGCATTTTTACGGCTTTGATCGTTTACGATAATCCCTCCACAAGATTTTCCCTCCACAACACAACAAACCACAACAAAAACATGAATAATACACTCCACACACCCGCCCCTTGGTATATCGCCCATCATAGCGACATCAACGGGGATCAATCAATCGACATCCGGCATTGCTGCGACATTGCACCCTCCACACCGGAAATCCATCAAATTGCTCGTTTGCCAGAAAATGCACTAGCAAACGCTCGCCTCATAGCTGCCGCTCCTGATTTGCTCTCCGCATTGGAATCCCTTGCGGTCTGGAATGACGGGGAATCCTGCTTTTGTCATGTTCACGGGGAACATGAGCGTGCCCGTTACACTCCGCACAATTCCTATTGTGACAAGGCCCGTGAAGCCCTCCGCAAAGCAAAGGGGGAAGCATGAGCGAGATTATATTTTCCGAATCTGGAAATACTATTGTCGGAAACTTGGCAAATGAGTTGTATTTCAAATACAAACAAAAAATGGAAATGCTAAAGCGAGAAGTTGTCGGAGGCATGGATTCCCTTCTCATTTTGAAGGCTAAATTCTGGGTGATTGATTTAGATTGTCGGATTATCGCCACGCAGTCAACGCGTGATGGCGCATTGCGATATTGCAACGATCAAAGGGTGATTTTATCAAAGGGAGATTAACCCTCCACAGGGGGCAGAATAGGTCAATTCCTATTCTGCCTTTTGTCCATAGTTTTTTATGACACGATTTTGCTCTACCTATTGTTGCCTCTCCACGGGTTCTATCTGCCCCTCCACAGCATCGGAACATTCCACGGGAACAATAGTAATGTCCTCCGCTTTCTTTGGGCCTTCCACATGGAGACTGATCATCGCATTTATATTTAACCCCTTCCTGTCGTGAAGATTATTCTCATCCAGTCCCAATGCTCTGGTAGCCATTTTCTCATATTGCGCCAACACATCGAGCCTTCCTGCTTGGTCTTTAATGTTCCCCGATTTAGTCCGTATCTCAATCTGTTTTCTCTCTTCGGAAATCTGTTGCAACATGAAGTTGTAATGGTTTTCCGTTTCCCTCCGCATCACATCTTCCATTTTTGGCGCAAGCGTATTTGCCACTTCTTCCCTCAGTTTGATTCGCTTTGCTATCCACTTCCCTTGCACCATCAAATTTTTCAGATAGTTCTTCGACATTTTGGAAAACTCCTCAGTTTTAAGAATGTCACCCAACTCTGCCCCCGCCATGTATAGCTGCTCTATCTTCGCAACATCCCACTTTCGATTGCCGCGCTTCACTCCACGGGTTCCCAAACTTTCCGCATTATATTCTTGTTTCACACCTTCTTCTATTCTACGCCTTTCCGCTTGTCAACAAATTTCCCTCCACAACACAACACAACAAACCAAACCTAAACCAATAACATAACATGAGTTATACAGAAAAAACAGAGTCAACCTGCCTTCCACCGGAGGCTTACATTCACCTATGGAACGCCGCTGCAAAAGCTGGCGTAACTCCAAAATTCAAATCCACCATTTACCCTACTAAAAAATGAAAATATTAGCAAACCAAGTTTGGGAACTGATTGACCTCGCAGAAGGCCCAGATTGCCCTCTCTACGCATCCCGTAAAGATCACCGTGAAGCAACCCTCAAAGTCATGTCAGACTCAGGATGTTTTGATGAGGCCAGAAACCTTGTGGAAGACTTCGGAGATTATTTCGGGGAACAAACTACCCCTCGCCAAGTCATCGAGTGGATTGCTGAACGATTGGTTAGTTTATCCATGCAGTGGGAAGATGACAACGAATTGGAGGAAGTCATATGAGAACATATACCATGCACAAACAAAAGCCGCTCTTCAGATTCAAAGACTCTCCGCTCTCTGGCGAGTCTACGAAGCGCGAGATGATGGACGCATTGGAAGCCGTTCTCGATGCTTATGGCGATGGTGACACGCTCCTTATGATGCAGTGCCGCCGCGCCTTAGATAACGCGAGGAGGACACGATGAACATTCACGATCTCATGGCAACAGTTGAGTGGTCGCACCCCATTCAGCTAAACACTAAACGAGGCGTTCGACTCCTCAAGAAAGCTCCTATCACTCAGCAATTCTGGAAAGTATATGGTGAGGATAAAGAGTTATTCAAAAAGCAAATGGGTGACGCTGGCATTCAGCTTGGCAAGTTTAGAGAAGAATGGCAACTTACCCATTGGTCAGATGATCAACTCAAGTTTAAGCAGATAATCGTAACCGATAATCCTGTTGAAGCAGTGCCAGAACTTGATTTAATTCCTCTACTGCACCCCGAAGGCTTGTTTGAGTATCAGCAAACGAGCGTTCAGATGGGTGTTGCATCGATGCACAAATACAATCGGGTTCTTTTGGGTCATTCCACGGGCGTAGGAAAGACATTCTGCGCCCTTGGTATCGCCAGAGAGTTAGGTAAAAGAATAGCAGTAGTCTGTCCCAAACCGATAACGACTGACTGGCATCGCGCCGCGAAGATGATGGGCGTTGAAGTCTTTGAGATTTCAGGCTGGGAATGGGCGAAAACTGGCAAAAGTCAGTTGGGCCGCTGGACGTGCAATGAAAAGAAAACATTCCGTTTCATGTTGCCCGAAGATGTCCTTCTCGTATTCGACGAGGTTCATCGTGGGAAGGGTGAGGCTACCCAAAACGCTTTCCTTGTTCGTGATTCGGTAGTCCAGAATATCCCTGCTATCGCCCTATCTGCTACTATTGCCGACGATCCAACAAAGCTGTGGGCAATCGGTCAGTTCCTCGGACTACACCAAGGCGGGAAAGATTATTTCCGTTTCCTTAGTCAGAACGGATGTCGCAAAACCCGCTTCGGAATGCAGTTCACAGGAGGTCATTCAGTGCTGAAGAAGTTGCATAGTCGAATCTACCCTGAAAAAGGCAATCGCCTTCGCCACTCAGACTTGGGCGACGCGTTCCCTGAGACGCTTATCAAAGCTAAAGCCTTCGACATGGACAACGCAAGAAAGATCGCTGGTGAGTATGATGATCTATGTAATCGAATCGAAGAGTTGCGGATGCAGGAAAACTTCTCGGCTAATGTTTTGGCAGAACAAACCAGAGCAAGGCAGAGAATCGAAATGTTGAAGGCTCCAGCGGTGGCAGCGATGGCGCGGGATTTGATCGAAGAAGGTAACTCTATCTTCATCGCAGTCAACTACACCGAAACCCGTGAATGGCTCATGGAAGAATTAAAGACAGATTGTGCCATATACGGAGGGCAGGATGATATTGACCGCCGAGGCAAGATTGATTCGTTCCAGAATGACAAGTCGAGAGTCATCATTGGAGTGATACAAGCCTGCCGCGAAGGTCTGAACCTCCACGATCTAAACGGCAATCATGCACGGGTAGCCTTAATCATGCCTTGCCCTTCGATTTTCGACACCCGCCAAGTGTTGGGTCGGGTGCATAGAGCAGGTGGAAAATCCAAAAGTATCCAGTTTTTGGTTTACGCAGCGGGTGTTCCAATCGAAGAATCCATTTGCGAAAAGTTAGACGAGAAGTTAAAGCGTCTCGATCTCTTGAATGACGGGGCCATCGACCCTACCATCTCACTAGCTCCAAAAGAAGAAGAAGAGAAGCTGATTTAAAACCAGTTTCACTTAAACTTAAAAACCAGATTGGAAGAAATTCCTTTCTGGTTTTTTTGTTTTCTAAACTATTTCTGAAACTATTCAGAATATATTCTACTCGGAGATCAATGAATCTCCTGCGTTTCTGGCGGGGCAGAACCAGAGCGACAAGTCTCCCAAGAAATTTGGGAAAACTTGCCGAATGAATCATACGTTTCAGTATGGGTGTTGTCACCTTTCGCTTAACAATCCACGCCCAGCGGTCTTCCTTTACCTAGGCTAGTCTAATCTCGTTGACTAATTGCAAGTCGTCCCGAAGGACAGCATTAAGTTGGCAGGATAACAGTCTCAGCAGCCATTCCAACTCCACTCCTTCACCAGTATTTAGCAGACTACTCTCGGTGCGTCCTTCACGCATCCCCGCTGGCTACACGATCCAATGGTGGCAAAAAATTGGGCCTGTCGTAGCTGACGGACTACAACAGACCCATTTTATTGACTGAAAATTGATCTCCAAAGTCCGTCAGAACTCGTATTGGATACGAGGAATCTATCACGGAGAAAACCAATGTCAAATACTTTTTTTATCGGTTACGATACTTACGGAGTGAAAAGAAGCGGTTGATCGTCTTTCTCTTTCTCTGGTTCATCGAACCGCTTGCGGAACTGAGCATTCTGGTAATACATGAATGCCAATTCCAGATACTTGATGCACTCAAACCCTTCACCCTTACGGGATTCGGATCGAATGACCATCATGCTTGCTGTATGCAACAGACTAGCCATTGCATGGACTCGTTCGTTTAGTGTCTCGTCGGCTGACTTGATAAACGTGAACGCTTCAAGAACCGCTTTCGAGGTTTCGTTTTGTGGTGTTGGTTCTGACATAAATTATTGCTCCTTCAAGAATTTCATCCATTCTCCTTCGGCTGGATCAAACCATGACTTGTCACCAAGGTCGATCAAAAGTTGATGTTCTTGCACTTCTTCGGGCATCGTGCGGAAGACTTCTGAGTTGGAGAAGTTACCGACATTTAGAAGAAGGAAACGATGACCTGCTGGTTGGTCGTTTTTACCTTGCTCACTACGCACTCGGTTCCGAACCTCGGTTGAGGATAGCTTCTCGTTCTTTGCTGCCTCAAGAAGTTCACTCTGCTTCTTAGCGTTGGTCTTATCGTCTCCGAAGTTAGCGTTTCCAATCTCTCGGTAAACAGTAAACGGAAGCATTGGATCTCTCATTCCTGCTGTGAATACTCTACACGCACGGGCATATCCTGAGATTGTAGAATAACTTTTCTTGAAGTTAGCACACAACTGATTAACTACATCCTCATGCCCTGCGTTCTCCAAGGCTACTACCGAATCACCGATGATCCATTGTGCGCCGCTTTCGAGAGTCAGACCAAAGGCAAATGCTGCCACCCAGTCTTTCATCTCTACCTCGCCGCGAGGCACACATTGTGTCATTCCTGCGCCAATATCGAACTTAGTGGTAAAGGAAGATAACTCTAAGCCTTGTTTGACACTCTCCACAAGGGCGAGCGATTCGTTGACTGGCTCATCTTCAGTCAGTTCAACTTCAACTTCTTCTGCTTCCACTGGATTAGCCAAGCGTTCTTCTGCCATTTCCTCGGCCATGTCGAGGTCGGCACTCATCTTCTCAAACATCTCCAGCATTTCATCTGGCGCATCATCTTCAAGGTATTCGTTCTTGATGACCTTTGCCCATGCCTTCTTAATATGGGTTTCGGTGATGTTGATGCCCGGCCATTCGGTTTTAACATACTCGGCCATTTGGGTTAGGTATTTTGACAGAGGGACGATGATTCCCTCTTGAGTTGGACTGAACAATTCTAATTCTGGTTTTTTTTTCATGTTGTATTTGTGTTTAGGTTTGGTGTTCTGGGGAGAACATAATAGTGGCGCGTTTTTTGGGATGCGCGCCCCCCCTTTACCCCTGCATAACCCATACGGATTTGCGAGGAAATTATTTGATCTTAGCCTTAATATGGAATGTCGTCTTGAGGTTCGTCGGTGAAAGGTGAATCAAGGTGGAACACTTCAGCAGCTTTCTCTACGCACTTGGCAAAAGGAGTTGTGAATCCTTTCTCCAAGTAATACTCATAAAGTTCTGCGAGTTTAGGTTTACCGATGTCAACCAACTTCTTTCCTTTCTGCGAACCGCTTGGAACGATGGCGGATGCCCAATTATTTATGTCTGCATTTTCATTTGGTTCCTCGGCCTTGGGTTCTTCCTTCTTAGGTGCTTCGACCTTCGATGAATAGTGGATGCCTTTGCGATTAGCCTCAATGAAGACCGACGAGACATAAGAGCGAAGAGTCTCTTCGTCTGTGATCTTGCCAAGGTATGCCATGCGGACGAGGCTATCAATATACTGGTGCATCTCAACGATCTCATCCAACGCCTTCTCTGGATTATCGGTTACGATACTCTTGGTTTCAGTGCGGCGAACAGGTTCCTCGCTCGGTCGGTCAAACTCAATCTTACCAGTAGCCGTAACTTTAATGATGTCACGATCTACCTTGCCATTCTTACCATCGTAAGACTCATGCTCTAAGGATACTCCAGTCAGCCCATGCTTTCCACGGACTGATGAGAGTGTAATCACATTACCCTTGATGCTCTGCTCTTGGGTATTGTTGAAGAACTTGAGTCCGTAGGTTTGCCCGTCGATCTCAATATCTCCACCTTGGATGACAAACTCACCCTTGGGGCCGTTGAATGTCTTAGGTTCCCACAATTTAGTGACCTTGCCAGTCACCCGTTTGATGATGTCTTTCTGTTCGATTCCTTCTAATTGGTTACTCATAATTTATTTACCAGTTGTCTTCGTTTGATTTTAATAATTTCTTTTCCTTGGTTGATCTATCGTAGATGTAGTTGAAGTCAAATACTCCGCTAAGAGAAATACGGACTTCCCAACGCATCATTGGATCAACAGTTTCATCTATGATTGCTGGAGGTTGACTTGCCATCCAGTCTAATGCTTCTTGCCTATTCTCTTCTGGCAACATCGCCAGTCTTTCGATAGGTGGTAGTAGCTTGCTATTCATTTGTATTATAGGTTGTTTTGTAGTAGTGGCAGAAGGGAGCTACTGAGCAATAACGCTCGCAGCGGATGTTGCCTCCTGCTCGTGTTTCGATTGAGTGTTTCGCGCCATAGGTAGGAAGGAGTTGTTGTGCTTCCTCCAATGTCTCGCACACTTTTGCTGCTCGTTTATTGCCATCTTTTTTAATGGCAAAAGTATTTGACTTAGCCCACCGCTCCTTTGGTTCGCAAGCTGGGATCGTATCGTCTGGCATAGCCGCCGCTGCTTGGTGAAGTTTAACCCTCTCCGTAGCATAGCGGACTACCTCATCATTATCCCACAATGGTATGTCTACAACGTGGACTGCACACTGGGGATACTCCTTGTCATACTCAGCCTTGCTCGACTGCCAGTCCCGAAGGATAGCGACGATCTGACCTTTCTTGACTTCGTATCCATACTCTCTCCATAAACAAGCGTTCAAATTAATTTGTTGCTCCCACTCAGATTTTCCGCCGAGGAGGAAAGAGAATACTGAGGTGACCTTAAAGTCACTTATTACTTTGTTGCCGATCTCATACAAGTCAGTCTGACCTGTGAGTGTCCAGCCATTGATCTCTTTGTAGAGACGCTTCTCAGTCATCTCTTCCTCACCGCCTGCCAGCTCAAGAACCTTGTGAACCGACTGACCAAGTAGTGCCCACACCCTATCGGATGCGTCTTCTGTGATCTGGTCGGAGTAGCGTTTCTTGAGTTGGTTAATCTTTGGTGGCCCGATAAGGGTTGTTACCGATATGTCTGCCTTCTTAGTTCCCGCCATATACCCATCATGGGATAAAGCGCGGAACATAGGTGCTGGGAGGTCGTATCGGTTAGTTATCTTCATCTGAATCCCAATATGTAGGTTCGATGCCTTGATCCATGTCACGCTTCATACATTGCCGTAAAAACGCTTCATGCCTTGCTTCTTCTATCTCAGAAGAAAAATCTTTTTCATCCCAATCTCGTTCGGGTAATTCCATTATTCGGTAACTGCTGGGAGTTTGCCTTCAAAACAGACTGCTAAGATTTCCGACACACCTTTGAGGTGGTCACCCATCTTGATTACTGTTGATGCACTTGCCAGATTACCGAGGTCGAACTTGCCATCCGCTGCTGTAGCAGAGAGAAGGCGAAGGTAGATTTCTTGTTGAAGCTCACTTGGAGCGTTTGTTTTTGTAGGTGTAGGTTTATCTTTCATTAGGTTTTTATGGACGGAGGTTGCGCCGTTCACAAGGCAAATCTACACCCTCCGATTATCGTGTCAACATTTTTTTAATACTTTTTAGAAAATATTTTTATCGGTTACGATAACAGAAAACGCACCCCCGAATACTCAGGAGTGCGTTCACCTAATGAATAACACATACACAAACCAGCGAAGTTTGCAGAACCAATCTACATCAGCTTCTGCGGGTGTCAAGGCTTTTTCGCAGCTACCCTAACTTTGTTCTCTGCGATGTCCCTTGCGCGATTACCAATTCGCTCAACAATTTTAGTGTAAGCATCTGGTTTCATCGCGGAAAGTTTCTCGTAATTATTTTTCATAGATGTCGTAAGAATAGTTCCATATTCTCTCACGAACATCTCGTATTCTTTGTTGGTTGGTTGCCTGTCGAGCCTTTGTGCGAGCTGATTCCGAGTCGGTATGCTTGGCCCTCCACCTTGGTTTAAAACTAACTCATGGAGCTTGATTGATTCTCTATCAGTCGGAATGTCATAGACAATCGGAACTCCAAGTTTAAACATCTTTGATGCCATGTCAGTTGATAGCGAGGGTTCACCAAATGCGTTCAAAGATTTTGGTGCTACAACAGGCCCGATGAATGGGATGTTTGACCATACCGCACCATCCAATGTTCTCCTGTCAATCGGATCGTTGATAAAGTTTGATAGGTTGCTTGCAAGACTTGTTCCCAATATTGGAATCAGAGTCTTTGCAGGGAAAGTTAGACCCTTGGCAACGCCCTCTACACCTATGTCTCCGTAGGTTCCGAAGAGTGATTTAGTGGTGAATGCGTATGGCCCACGTCGAAGTGCTGCATCAAATACAAACCCTGCTACAATCGCCGCATCTTCTAATTGCGTGGCAGTATTAGTTTTCTTATTTTGTTTCTTGCGAATCTCAAGATCATCCATCGCGCCAAGCATCATGGCGGGCCAAGTGAATGCTTCAAATCCCCTCATCATATTCAAAGCAAATTTAGTTTTGCCAAAATATACACTCATCGTGTTTGGCTTATTGCCTGCTTTATACCAAGAATCGTAGAACTGAGGATCATCTTTCCTTTGTGGGCCATTGCCAGTAAAAACTATCTTGAACGCATCCTCATCCTCTGGATCGTCTGTTGATCCAGCACGGAGGGCAAACAATGCAGTCAAAGCTACAGTTCCAGCAATAGCCTCGTTTAGCCTTTGGCTATACTGAAGATCATTCCCAAGTGACTGAGCATATGGGGATGTCTTGCCCATTTTTTTTGCAGCATAGTCATATCCAAAGCGAACGAATCCGTATGGCGAGAACCAAGCTGTGTCACGAATTACGCGAGCAGGAACGATAGCAAACCCATAGATTACTCGGCTGAATAATTTCAGAACTTGGCTTTCACTTTGATTCGCAGCATTCGCCATTGACTCTAACAACCACAAGGCAGGCATCGAAGATACTCCAGCGTCCTTCATTTTTGTTGACTCGTCTTTCAAGGCATCAATCGACTGCCTATTCCTACCAACTGAGGACAACGCATCGTTGATTGCAGCATCCATCGCTTGTTTAATATCATTGTTTTCTACGCCTGCTTTAGTGAGAGCTTCACTCCATGATGAAATGTAGAACTCATCAGCAAGAATGCTTGCTCTGTTTTTATCGGTTCCGATAGCGATTTGTTGAAGGTAGAAATCATTCTTGGCTTTCATCATTACACCAAACATTTCGTTTGCGTCTTTGGTGGACATCCCTTGCCGCTTCATTACCGCCATCGAATATTTGCTGATGTTTTGATTCTGAAGTGAGGCAATCGCGCCATAATCTAAAGCATTCAAAATACGACGAACATAATCCATCATACCAATCATCATGTTCTTCACACCATCTGCACGTTGTCTTGATGTTGTTCCGTTCTTGAATTGATTTACTCCGCGATTGTAAAGACGAAGCAATCTCTCATCATTTACGATGTAATCTACGTTTGAATAGACTGTGACATTATTCTTGAAAGAGTATGCAACTGTGTTTGCCCATGACTTCATTGAGTCCATGAACGCAGTCGTAGCATTTGTGATAGCCTTTGGATTTCCTTTAAGTGTTCCTGATCCAATCTCAACGATAAGATTCCGCATAGCAAATGCGATTGGTGAGAATGCGTTCACAGTTAAGGTAGGGATACCACTCAAGGCTTGAGCATCGTAGTATTGTCCGATTACGTCTCTTGCTCTAATAGGCAGCTTGGCTTTAGAAATAACATCTTGGATTGCTTTGTAGGCTTCTGCCTTTTTAAGTTCTCCTGCTTTTGGATCAGCGAGGATAGCGTCATTCTTAAGTAGGGTCTTATACTGCTCTGGAGTAAACCCAGTCCATCCATTGAGTGCCGCCATGTCACTCAACACATTCCTTGCCGGGTCTAATGCGCCAGCACGGAGGGCTTGCAATACCTTTTGAAATGCTCTGCGGCTTCTGGTATCTCCAGATTTCCAAGGTGCAGTCTTACTGATAGCATCTGTGAATGCCTGCTCCTGCGCCATTGTGAAGCGTTTCTGGAGCGAGATGTCCATCAGTTTGGCTATCCGTTCAGCTTGGGATAAAGATAATCCTGCTCTACGGAGATAGTCACGCATGACTTCGTATCTCCAATTAGGATTCTGCTGTTGTTCCAACGGAGTTTCCTTGATTGCTTTGACGATCTCCGAGATTGGCCCTTTCTCAATCGCTTTGTTGATGGAGGATAGTTCTCTCGAAAGGTTATTGATCTCATGCTGTCTCCAAACGATGTCAGCCAGTGTCTCTGCTGCCGCCAGTTCAACTCCTGCTTCTTGTAGTTTGGCAACCAACATGGACTTCCAAGGAGTTTTGCGCCCCATGTCTGGACGTTGTTTTAAGTCATTAGCTACGATAGCACGGACATCATTTGCGGTCTGCCTTGCTGCTGCTGGATCAAACGAAGGTGTATCAGACTGAATCTTGGCGAGCTTTTCAATCTCTGCGTCAGCCTGCTTCTGAACCTTCTCGTATTCTTTATCCAGTTCTTGCTCTTCAGTCTTGCGCTTCTCTTTACCTTTCTCAGTAGCTTTAGTGAACTCTTCGTTGATCTTACCCACCAAGTCAGTTCCAGTCCGATCACCGACTGCTTTGATCTCATCAGTCAACTCTTGCTCGGTTACTTGTGGAGTTTTTTCTACCGCTGCATAGGCATCTTTGATAGATTGAATTTGATCTTTAGTTGGGTTAGGCCCGTAGATGAACTCTGCTACATAGTTGGTGTAGGCATCCTGTTCAGCATCCCCCATCATGCGGAAGCGTTGGCTTAACTCAAGTCTTGCGCGTAAATCTCTAGCGGCATCGCTTACGCCGATTGCAGCAGTCGGTAGTTTGTTGATGTTAGTCAACATCATACCAAGCAGTTTCTTATTTCCTTCTGCTGCAAGTCTAATGGAATACTCAAACAAGTCGTTAATGAACAATGCAGCACCCATGCTGATCTCACTCGCTGCGCCAGACTCATCTACTACCCTACCAACATCGTTAAGTTCTTTAGCAAAATCAGTTCCACCCCTACCAGTCAATCTTCCCAATGCACGGAATGCTTCGGTAGTATTGTTTACTGATACTTTCGATGGATCAAACTGCTTTCTTAAGAGTTCTTTGGTTTTAGCAATAATGCCTTCTGGGGTTGTTTTTGGTGGGCCAACTTCTTGGCTCATGATCTGCTCTGGTTTTCCAGTTGGCGCGGGTTCTGCTACCGCCTGAGTCTTTCCACCTAACTTACCTCCACCAACATTGACTGCACCAGCTTCACCCTTCTTCGGAAGATACCCCATCAGTTCATTCAACTTCGCTGGCGCACCGCTCACTGCTTGCCATACTTCCCCAAGGAACTCTCTCACAGCATCACCGAATTGCTGGATCATCTGTTTAGCCCAAGCACCAAACTCCATTCCAGCCTCGTAGATGTTCTGTCCTGCTTGGATGAAGTCTTCTTTGGTGGGGATTAGAACGCCGCCTTTTTCTCCAAGTTTTGGTTTGGTTATCGTTTCCGATACTGCGGGGGTGGGTTGCGATGTAAGGGATGGAACAATTTCTCCGCTCCTAAAGTATCTAACAATTGGTCGCAGTTTCTCTAATTCAGATTCTTGAATGTCTTTTTTAGAAATATCCGCTCCAGATGCAATGATTGCTTGCGTGAATTTCTTGGCTTCAGACAAAGAATTAAACTGCATAATACGCAGTCCAGAATGCCAATGGTCAACATTGTATAGCGCATTCTTGCCAGATGTTACTTTTCTTATTCCGACATCTCCATATCGTTTTGATTCAAAAGCCTGATCTGAACCATCTGGCGCGGTGAATCGCATTGTTTCAGATTTTCCTGTTGGAATCTTGACTTGAGATATTGCGTCTTCGTATGCCACCTTTTCTTCATTAAATTGTCTCTGTTTTTCCTGCTCCTGCTGTTTCTTTTCTGACTCTTTAGCTTCTACAGCAGAAACCCTGCCTTCCTCTTCATTAAGAATGTTCTGGAAGTATTGATTTTTAATTTCAATATCTTGAAGGTTTCTCCGTTCCTTTTCAAAGAAACGCTTCATTACGGAATCTTTGTTAGTATTGTGTCCGTAACCTCCGCTTTCAAATGGCTGATTTGATCCAATCAGTCTAATTCCGATTGAAAACATATCCGGCCTTTCTGGAAGCAGCCCTTTAACTAAAGCAAATTCAGTATTATTTTTTCTATCAACAGCAACAATGTCTCCAACCTCTGGCGCGGGAGCTTCTGCTGGTGCAGCTTGCTCTGTGACTGGTGCGGGAGTGGCTTCTGAAAAAGCTGGGCCTGTTCTTACTCTTCCATTTTCAAATGTGTAAAATGTTCCTTTGTTTGATCGCTGTATTGGAGTTCCGTTTATATCGGTTCCAACTACAGGATCATTTTTAGGGTCTGTTGTTTCAATTAGCCGATCTCTGAATTTTGTTACAAGATTTTGGTAGCGAGACTGATCTTGTTTCGTGAACTTAACTCCACGAACTTTGTTTTCCGCTTGCCCCTTTCTTTCCATCAAGTCGTTAAGTTCAGCAAATTCTTTTTCATCGCTGACAGACATTGGTTCTTCTTCGATAGCTGGTGCTGGTGCAACCTCTACTGATTTCCTTCTTGCTCCAGCAAATACATCAAACACTCCAGTCTGTCCTCCATAGGTTCCCTCTGCGGTTTGTTCTTCAATCGTAGGCGCGGCAGGCAATTCAGCAGGTTTAGGTATAGCTACTGGCTTGCGCGTTATGCCTCCGAATACATCATAGACTTGTTCTTCTCTGCCATAGGTTGCGCCCGGTGTCTCGGTAGGCAATACATCAGTTGGTAATGGTCTCGCCTTGGCTTCTGGAGTGGTAATAGCTTTCGCCAATTCTGCCTGTTGCTTCTCTGCTTCGGTTATCGTTTCCGATAATCCAGTAAGACCAGTGAATTGCTTGTTAAGTTCTCCAAGCATTGACTCACCTTCGGCTATATCAAGTTTAAGAGTCTGCGCTTCTCTGCTTGTAGGCTCAATCGCGGCCAAGGTTTGCTTGCGTATCTCTTGAACTTGAGACAATGCTTTAATCTGTTGGTTAAGATTGTTGGCTTCTGTATCGTCTGGTGAAATCGAAAGATCGTTTGCTACCCTATTAGCGGCATCATTTATTTGATTTTCAGCAATTTGCTCTGGAGTTTTGGGTTGAGTAAATAATACTTTGCCAACTTCTTTCCCGCCCATGCCAGCAACTTTTACAACGCCACCCGCGCCTGTCGTGATAGCACCCAACGCCAATGTAGTAGGAGCAACTTCTTTGAAGGCTTTTACTGCGCCAGCTAACCCTTGGTATTCGTTTGGTGCGCCTGCCGTGGAACCAGTTTGAACATATTGTTCCATCTTTGCTTGGTCTGGCCCCTGCTGTGTTTGAGTGATAGTTTCACCAGCAAGTTCAATTGCTTGCCCACCCGCAACTGCGCCAACCTTTTTCAATAAAGTATCATTTGCTTTTTTAATCGCTTGACCAGCTACATTCGTTGCTGCTTTCTTTCCAAATCCAAAAGCATACTTCAATGCGCCAAGTTCAACTGCGTTGCCGATAGCCTCTGGCCCTGCTTCCCACAATGCTGTATTCTGCGCGATAGGAAGAAGCTCATTATACGCTTTGGTTTTTTCTTCTTCAGTAAGTGGTCTTCCTTTGTTTTCTTCTAAGGATTTGAAAGCATCATACAAGAATTGTCCACCTGCCATTCGATATGAAACTGGGGCAGATGCAACCATTGATCCAATACCCCCAGCAATTGCCCCAATAGGAATAGTAGCAGCTTCAGCAGGAGGAAATAAAGCACCTGCTACAGACCCCGCCACTGCTCCACCAGCAATAGCGGGAGCCATGCCAGCAACAGTAAATCCAAGGCTTTGACCCGCTCCACGAATAGCCTCACCAACGCTGGTCATCCTTCCTTGAGCCTGCCTTGTTGCGGCTTCTTGTTCTAACTTTTTAAAGTATTCTCGTTGGGTATCAAATGCAGCAATGGATTCTTTTGAGTATTGATCTGGTCTTGCAAGACCTTCTTTAGCTGCGTAATAAGAAGCAGGAACAGTTTTTGTTAAGCCAGAAAACGCTTCACCCAAAGCTGAAACTGTATCTTCAACTGAAAAAAATCCAGATGGTTCTGGTTCTACATTTAATTCTGGTGCGCCTTGAACATATTCAAACTGCAATCCATTTGTCTTGGGTTGTGGCGCAGCTTGGCTTTCCGGTTCTTCAACAAATCGAAATTCCATAAAAACATTATTGCACTACCGCTGCCTTACCAGCAATATAAATAGTTGTTCCCTTATTGAATTTCTTGTTACTATTCCTCGCTTCTTGTTCCGAAGCAAATACTCGTCCTTCAGATTTTGCTACAGATATTTGCTTCAGTGTATCAAGTTTCTTTTTTGTTTTTTGATAGTCCTCGTAATTTGCAGCGTCATCAGGTTGAAATCCTTTTCGGGCAGCAAGTTTCTCCAACACTTTCAATTTAGTTTCAAGGCTTGAAATTGTATCTTTTGTTCGTGTTTTAGAAACTTCAGCTTCGGTTGCTTGCTGACTTGCTTTTTGTTCACTTATTTTTTTAGCAAATGGATTTGTTGCGTCTAATTCTTCTGGAGCTGCTTGCTGAGTTGCTTTAGTAGCACCAGTTTGAACCGCTGGCATTCCACCTTGAGTTGGTGCTTGAGTTTTGGCCGCTGGTTTTTCACTCTTCAATCGAATAAACTTAGCATCGTGAACATTTGCAGCACCAGTTTGTGAACGAAGCATTGCAATTTGATCTGCTGCTTCTTTAGGAACTTGAATTTTTGTTTCTGGCTTTCCTCTAACTGAAAGTTCAACCATATTTTGTCCATCCAATTCACCCTTGCCTATTGGCTCTATATCAATAGCCAAAGCATCATTACCTGCTTTACTAAGAAGATTGCGGAGTTGTGGATTGGAATTTACTTGAATCGAAGTATCTTGCCATTGGTTAAACCAATTGAGTGCAGCTTTAGCTTTTGCATCTCCTTCAATTTCTGGCTTGATACTATAACTTTTAGCCTTAGTTGAAGGATTAACATTTATGCTGCCAACAATATATTTCATGTAAGATTCTGGAACTTCAACCCCTCCAGCGAGTCCGGGAACTCCAACTGCTGCCGCTGGAGAAAGTTCAATTATTCCCCTGCCTTTTGTTGGCTTATAACTTGCCAGCATTTCTTTGTTTGGGAAAATAATGGAGTTGTTATCCATCTCTGCTTTTTGCTTTTCAAATGGCAATGCCGCAAACTTATCTTCAAACTTAATAAACTTTTCAACAACATTCTTAGGTGGGGGTGCGGCTTGAAGGTCAGGGAAAAGTGCGTTCTCTGGATTTGCAGGGTTAAGTGGGCCGCGAGCAAGAGGTGCTGGAGGTTTCTTTGTTGTTCCAGTTGGTGTGACTGCTGGCAATCCTGCTGCCGTTGCTTGAGCGGTAATTGATTTTGGTGTCATGCTCATCCCTCGCTGAGTTTGGATGCCCTCTGTAGGAATTCTAAATCCGGGCATTCTTCCTGCAACTACAGGGTTAACTCCATCTGGATTAACTGTTTCATCAACTGCAAGAACATCGCCGCCACCTTGATTTATTGCGTTTAAAAAACTTTGAGGGTCAAATCCATCTCCACCTCCTCCTCCACCGCCACCATACCTCGCGTTATACATATCTTCACGAACGCGAAGTTGTTCTTTTTTATAGAACTCATCTGCCGCAATCTTTATCCCACTTTCAAATGCAGGTATAACTTGCCTTAAATTTGGATTATTTATTACTGATGGGTCAGCCAAGAATGGCATCAGTTTAGCATACGCATCACTAGTTTTACCTTGACCAGCAAGTGTCATCGACTCCTGCATACTCTGCTGCAAAAAGGGTAATATCTCTTGAGCTTGCTTTTGCTGCTCGCGTTCACGAAGAACCTTGCTTACATTGTCTCCAATTTTAGCCAAAGAATCTGCCACCCAATCCGTTGATTTGGATGCTTGCTGAGTTCCTGTCATTATGAGTTCTGCGATTGACATAGTAATAAAATGTTATGTTGGAAGTGCAACTGGCCTGTCGCTCATTGAACCTGTAGCCGGACTTCCGCCTAAATAAGTTCCGCTTGATGTTCGCGGCGTGTTGTAAAGTGGCGTTGCTCCCAGTCCTGTTCCGTATGGATTTCCAGATTGTCCACCATAAGAAAATCCAGCAAGAACATTGCTATATCCAGACAACGCGCCAGAAGTAGCTTTGCCAATGTCAGAGACACCTTGGCCAACTGCTTGTTGTGCTGCATAACTTGCGGCGATGTTTTCTTTATTCGCTCCGTAGATTTGCGTAGCAAGACCAGACTGAGCATTGTAGATGTTTCCAAACATATCAGATGTCATCTTAGCTTTCTGCAATCCGACTTCTGCTGCTGCTGTTTGGAATCCGAGTTGAAGCCTACCTACATCCAATGGTTCTGCTGTAAATGCTCTTGCCAACTGCTGCCAGTTTTGTGCTGTGCCTTGGATAGATGGAATTGCTGCCAATCCTCGTCCTTGAATATCAAGTGAGGTCAGTCCAAGGTTACGCGCCATCTGCCCTTGTGCTGCTTGGAATCCACCAGCTTGCCCTGCCGTTGCTGGATTAAACCCTGCGCCGGCACTCTCGGCAACATTACGCATAATCTGGTCTTTGACATCTTGTGGAACTTCTCCTTTAAGATATTGTGAGATAACATCCATTGCCTGCCCAATTTGCGTAGTAGCTTGCTGGCGTTGTTGTGCTGCTCCGGGTTGGAATTGTTCAAGTTGCTGTTGATAGTAATTTGAAATCTGACCAGCATCACCAAGCATTGCTCCAAGATTATACTCTGGAGCCTTGACTTCGTTAATCATTCCTTGGACTTGTTCTTGCCCTTTAAGAAAACCTTTAGTTGCTTTTCTCTGTTGATTTTTAAATTGTCCTGCCGCCGCACCTTGAGCTTTCTTTGCGCGATCTGCTGCCGACATGGAGATAGCAGCAGATGTTGCCGCCGCACCTACAGCAACCACACCAGCAGCAATAGCGAATCCGCTGGTGTGAAACATCATTGGATGTTTGTTAAAAAGTAAATCTTCTGGATGCTGAAGGAATCTCATTTGATTAAGTCGGTTCTGTTATGCCGCCACTTCTGCACCCTTGGGTCTTCCTTGGCGATGTGGGGATTAAAGTCTCTTGAAGTGATGCTGTCAATAATTTCGTCTGGATCAGTTAAATCAGTGACATGGCAGGTAGTCCAGATTGTATCTTTATGAGTGGCAAGCAAACGCCTCGTTCCTGCTTCTGTGATACCACTGTAGCCTGTTTTGTAGCGATGAGCAGGGATACCATGATACCAGACAGTCACATCACCTTTCATCACGAAGAACGGATGCGTAGTTAGATGGAGTAAACTTGTGAGAATCGTATCCTTCGGCATATAAATTTCCCGAATATACATTCCCGGTGTGAACCTATGCACCAGCGGACATTCCCGTGGAGGTAGTTTTAGAATCTCCAAGTCCATCAAGTTAAGCTCGTAGTCTGGATCACCATACCCAACCACATTTCTCGCGTCGATCTTATCTGGAATTGTCAGTGTCATCGATATAAGAAGTAATCGTTGGGTGTTGGTGACAATATATCATACCCGATTAGGTTGTCTGCCCTGCTGTAGTTGGCAAACCGAATTGGAGCGCAAGTTGGTATTTCTGTTCCCTCCATCTCTTTTTCCTGCTCCTGCACAGCTAATGCTAAATTAGCCATGAACTCCTGCGCCTTTCGATTCTCACGCGAGTTTAATGCAAGAACCGCATAGATCATTGCATCTGGGATGAACTCAACCAATTCTTTTGGGTCGGTTAGATCAAAGTATTTCTTCGATGCGTAAAGCGTGATACACTCGCACGTCCTCGGTGCTTTGAACCTACGGAATGTAGGATGAGCATCGTTCGGTTGATAGATCGCTATCAGCGTCTTTGCTTCATAATATGGATCGTAGGCATACACCCGAATCCTGCCCTTAGTTACTGGCTTGGTTACTCCCCGAATTCCTTTTACAAGGAGATCAGACTTTGCCAGCGTTGGAGGATTGGCAGTAGTAACCCTAACTTTATGATAGGTGTCATATTGGTCTTGCGCTTCAAACATCAACTCTACGCCGATGTCTTCAGCTTCCTCGGCCATCACCCCAATTTGGTATGCCCTCGTAGTATAATCTCGGAAGAGAACATGGAGTCCCCCTACCTCAGTAATTCCTCTATGGCATGAGTTACCTGCTTGTAGAGCAAAAGCGTTCGTCGCATTGAACCATTCATCTGCGAGAGATACTGATTCATCCCCGATCCACGCAAGTCTGATTTGCTCATACCTTGCTGGAAGCGTGAAACAATCGTTCACGCAGCAAATTTGGACATACTCTTCTTGAGTAGTCCAGTTACGCTTATTCCAAAGTAGTCGCCTTGCTTGGTTTACGGCTTTGACTCCTCGCTCGTATGAACAAGTTCCTGAGTCTCCGACGAACCCCTTCACAAGCTCTACCATCTCTTCGAGGGTATCAGCCATAGGGATTATCGTTTCCGATAATTATTTCTGGTAGCCTTGCTTTGGAGTGCCAGCAGTCGTATAGATGCTTGGCTTCTTTTTGCCCAAGTTGGGCATATTACCCATACCTTCACGGATCATTCCGCGAGTTGGTGAGCCGCCAGATACGAGGCGAGGATCGGTTCCTTTTAGTGGTGTCATATGTTTTGTTTTCTATGGCTTGGTTTATTACAAAGCGTGAATTGCCATCCATTCAACGCTAGTTATTTCCGCAATGTTATTTTCAATGCGGATCGAAAATCCTGTAGTAGTTTTGCTTCCTACATTTAATGAGAAAAGTGGTGTGGGCTGAATTCCAATTGTAGCGGAACAAACTGGAGTAATTGATACTGCATAGTTTGCGGTTGGAAGTGCAGCAAATGTTACAGTCCTTACAGAGTCTCCTGTAGTTACTCCAGTAATTGTTCCAACTCTTATTGTGCTAGTTTCAATCGTAGTAACACGAGTTTCAAGTGCATCAATTTCGTTCTGCTGATTAGCAAGGTCTTCGTTAATCTGCGCGATCTGCTGTGGAGTTACATCGCCAAGACCCGGAACGAGAATAGTTCCATTGGAAAGAACCTCATCAATAAATGCTTGGAACACATTTTGCCAATTACCAGTTGGACAGAAGTCATCTGGAACATTTGGAAAAGTAAGTGCTGGTGAGCTGTCTGCGTTGTCCATAGCTAATTTACGATATTGTATTCCCAATATTTTTCTTGGCAACACAAAAATGGTTCACATTCTTGATTTTCTTCTGGGCAGTCACCAACTGGAGAATCATCGTTGTTCTTGATGTTTGCCATTAGGCGAACTCGGTCAACAGTAGCCGCGCCAGTGAGGTTGACTTTGATCTGGAACTCGCTGCCCTCTACCGATGGGATACCTGCCAAGTCATTGCACTCACTTGGGTCTGGAGTGTTAAACTTGTAGCGTTTATAGCGATTGCCTCCCCTCTGAGGAATACATTCAGTTACTTGTGGTGAACATGAATCGCACCCGTAGGTTGTAGGAACTTTAAGTTCTGACCAACATGGATTAGAATCAGAACGGAAATCTACATAGCTATCTACTTGGCCTTTAATCTCACTCATCCACATTTCTCCACCAGTAATTTTTTTGCGGAGGAACTTGTTTGTTGCCCCGCTTCGATTGAAGTCATACCTACCAGTTGTGAAAAAGGATTCTATCTGCCTGCTACCATTTGGCCCGTAATCGTCGCCTTGTGCTACAGTGAATTCGTAAAGTCGGTTCTTGTTGTCTTTATCAAACGAGAATCCGAATCCTCGCTTCTCAGCTTGGATTAGTGCTGTCAGTAGCTGAGTTGGTCTAAAGCCTGTCCAAATGCCATTCCAGCGGAAAGAAAGCTGTGCGTCTGGTGCAGGTGAAGATGATTGATCAAGATCAAGAACCACCATTCCCCTATGATAGCGATTCAGTCCTTCTACCCCTGCCGCTCGATAAGTTTGCGGAGCTACTGTGCTAATTATGTAGTTATTGAAAAACATCGTAGAAGCGAATTGCTTCAACCAAGGCGTATCATTTTGCACCCACTTATTCACTTCTCTAGACAGTTTGCGAAGTGAGAAGTATCGCGCAAATTCAGATTGGCTATTGGAGTAAAATGCCCAACCATCGTGTGACCTAAACCAAAGCTCAGAGTTTGCTAGTGCCAAATATGGACTTGTGCATCCACGTCCAAGCAATGAGATACGTTGGATGTTCGATGTATTCCATTGTGACCTTGGTATAGACACATCCATTGAGAAAGCTCCATTACCAGTAAGGACTACAAGCTCACCTTGGCCGCGAAGGTTGGTTCCAATCTGTGGCATTACTCTCATGCCAGTAATATTCCCCATCATTGCTGGAGTAGAGAACGCACCGCCTTCTGCCCAATATCCAATCTCGGTGAAATTCTCGGTATTCTTGGTATCGGTAAACCCACCGCCATAGATAATGTCAGATGCGTAGATTTGATTGAACCTATCAGAAACAAAGACTCGCCCGAATGCGTATTCCATCACAGTTCCAATCGGCATCTTTGCCAAGTATGGATTCAGTCGGTAAGCAGGAAGTTTTACTGTGCCAGTTCCTATTCCGCTTCCAGTTGCCGTAAACTTTACTCCGACTGTATTGGATGGCGCACCGATTAAAGTAAAATCAGTAGTGCCAACTGAAACAATTTCCGAGTAATCGTTGTTTTGGATTTCAAAAGCAGTCAGCGTTCCTAATACGCCATCCCATGCTATCGCATTCTGGTATCCGTTTTGGATATACGCCCGATCTTCAGCTTGCACAAAGAATGTGTGCATCATGCCCGGATCGTTACCTTCGATGATCTTGTAGGCGTATGCTTGGTTGTTTACTATCTTTAGAAAGTAGATAACTCCAGATACAGATAGTAGTAGTCCATCGCTGGTTCTGTAATTGGTCGCCCGATATGGATACGCACCTTGGAAGTTACCTCCAAGAATATCGTTAACGATAGTCTCAGCTTGCCCTGTTCCCGCAACAATTGAGATGTTCCGAATGCTTGGTCTTGTTCGGTTAATGCCTCCTCGGAATGTCCTATTGACTGACTCTGCTACAAAGGATTCTGGTAAATATGATGGGTGAGTATCTGCGTCTTGTGCAATGATACTTGTGAACCCATCAAAGACTGATCCTTCTGCTGGCATTATGCGTTGACACTTTTGATTACAATGAATCGCAGACTAAGAGCTTCAGATAATGATCCTCCGGTAATGTTACGGATCGTGACATTGGCATTACCTGTTGCTGGAGCTACCGCAAAGTTGTATGCACCAAGCGTTCCTCCAGAGATGTGACTTACCAACACGATGTCCGTAGCTTCAATAACCGAATTGCTCAAGTTGAAGGTAACGGCGGTAGCGGACGCAAGTGCCGCGCTATCGGTAACGATAATTCCAGTAGGACGATTGAGAGTAACAGC